GGGTTGGGGTTGGGGGGAGGGTTAAGAGTGGCGACCCCATGTTTTGGTCTGGTCATCCCAGATCATTGCAACCATGATGTTTTTGTAGCCGAAGTGGATCTCCGTAGCGTCTACGATATCTACAGCTACCTCATCGTCCACGCCTTCTTGTTGGTAACGCCCTGTCATGAACAGGTATTGTGAAGGGAATGATTCGGCTGCAAGCAGAGGTAACTGATTCACCCATGCTTGTAGATTGAAGTGAAGGGTTACTTTACGAGTCATTTTGACATCTCCGGTGTTGGGTTCTTACTATGGGTTCTGAGTGTGATTACTGGTTGAGTTGCAGTTGAATGTGATCGTTGACTGAAGCGATTAAGAAGTCCTGTAAGGACATACGGGAAATCCCGTAAGCCCCTAACCATAAACTGCCCTGCTGGAATCGCATATACGCGGTGAGATCTGCAATATCTGAGGGGACGGGGTAATTAGGATTACCTGAGTATTCAGGCCACTTGCGGGTGAGTGTTCTAAGATAGTTCTCAGCCTTGTCAAGTGTGTTGAAGGTAGCATCAGGACAAACAATACGGTACTTCTCATGGAACTGAGTACAAATACCACCATTACCAATGCGTACCAAAAGGAGTGCATTAAGGATGCGCTCCAGTTCTTGTCTGGTCATTTTGACATCTCCGGTGTTGGGTTTCGGATTAACTTCCGCATTTGAAGAATGGTTTTTGCCATTGCGCTATCGTTAGCCGCTGTGTATCCATACTTCACATGGGAAGGGGAAATGATCACCCCGCCATTTACCAGATCGGGATGCTCCCATTCTGGTGTGAAGACTGGATACTTGCGACACAGGTAATCTCGTGCTGCAAACTCCGCTACACGATTAGATACAGTACGAGGGGACATCCGTTCAGCCCATTTGTGATACTGGGATGTCCAGAGAGCTACCAGTAAGGACTCTTCAAGAGTCCTTACTGGTAGGGTTTCGGGTCTATGTTTAGGGTTTTGCTTGCTCATGTTTAGTCCTACCCTTGGATTAGATCGTAAGAGTCTAAGAATGTATTCCCATTAAACACCTGTAGCTCAAGGTAGCCCCGACCAGAACAGAAACAATAGCGATTAGCCTGACTCAAGAAAGCTTCTTGGAAACTGTGCCGCCACTCTGGTGTACTGACCGAATAACCTTGATTAGTCAGAGAGAAGGGTAACGCTTGAACCTTATCATAAAAATCACATAGGTTAAAGTTTGGATTGAAACCCACAAGCTGATACAACTGATAACTCTGATCCTCAGAATCATCAATAATTTCATGATGTCCCCAGTCGATGAAACTTTGGATACGGTCAAGCACTACGTCTTGATCCACACCCTCGTCATAACTATCAACCATAAATAACCAATCGAAGGCGTGAGGAGTGATCCCGAAGGAGTCACTTCGCCGTATTGCTCCCGTATCTATTCCATGAGTCTTGATGGTACTATGACCCCCTGCTGGAATAATGCTAAAACCACACTGCTCATTCTCAGCAACCCACCCAAGAATACAGTGGGTTGTGCCACAGGGGTGATCCTCAATCGTGGTTTTCCATGTGTGGAGGTTAAAGTTTGGCACGGGGTTAGCCCGTACAAAATCCACTAGCTCTTGCAATAAATCGATCTTAGACATTTTCATTCGCTCCATTCTGGGTTAGATGTTTCAAGAGGGTATCCGAGTTTACTCATATATTCTCGGATACTTTTCTCCTCACCGTAGAAGGTAATAAACCCTTCTTTGTTCAGATAGATACTTTGGCAATCCATCCAATGGATGATATTCGGCCTATCCATCATATTGTAGAAGTTTCTATGAGATGAATCCCCAATTAGGAATGTGTCAGAGCGCCCAAAATAGCATTGCAACTCATCCAAGAAGGCAGCAGTAACTTCCACAAGACGCTCTTTGTGTCCAGAGTCAGGTACACTCTTACGGGGAACCCAGATTTGTCCTTGCTTGTAATACTTCGCATCAGGGTTAGAAGACTTTGGCTTTAAACTGCCAACACATACACCAAACACCTGATCGTCCCAGAACTTCACTACCATACCCATTGCATCTGCAAAACCCTTCCAGCGGTGTTTAAAGATTTGTTGCCCTTCAATCATTACTTGATAGCTGTGATTAAGATGAGCATCCTCACATTGAAGATGTACCAAAGGGGTAGGTTTCTTGGGTGGGGTTTGCCAGACAGAATCAAAAAACTTGGTTGGCTTTGTTGTAGGGTAACTAATATCAGTATTCATAACACGATACTCCATTTTACATCGGGGAACAAAGAGGGGGTAGTTATCCGCTTTGCATTTGGCCGAGCTGCTCTCATCCAGCGATCACAGGGCTGAAGGAAGTGGTTTAAACGAGTATGCCACCACAATAACTGACGACCCTCGTAACCAAACACCACACCCTTATTGTGTTGGTTTAGCTTGGCGATATACTCTCGCCCATGAGAGGATCTCACAGGGACAAGCCCTGACAGTTGGTATAAGGTCTGCTCCATCTGTTTAAAGCGATTGGGGTCTAGTGGGTTATTTGAATATAGTGGACGAGCATTCATCAACCGTGACATTTGAGCAGAGGTTATATCAAGAGACTCTACCATTTTATGGTGGTCAATGAGTGTTTGACGGTCTTGAACAACTGTACCAGCTTTAGCATTCCCTACATTATTCAGGATAGCTAATTCAATCGGATCAAACATGCAGTCTGCATATTCTGGGTTACTGATGAAGTAACTCAGAATTTGAATGATTTTCAGATTACCACTGTCAGCGTTATGGGTGGATTGCATGGAGTTTCTCCTAGGAGGACGATGGGAAAAGGTTACAGTTGGTGGAATGGGAAAAGGTTACAGTTGGTGGAATGGGAAAAGGTTGCGGTGGTTGATTAAGGGCCAACTATGGAGTAGTAGATTAAAATCTCAGGATCAATTTTAGGCGGAGCAAGAACCTTATAGTAATACCCATTATTTGTACTTGATTTAGATCGGATGAAGTAAATATCCTGATCCTCATTCTGGCTCTCTAAGAAGCGAAATACATGAAAATACTTAGTACCATACTCATCGCAAGGAGGCATACAGCAAAGTGCTTCATTGTAATCATCAGATGTAATGGTCTCATACTTTAGATTCTTGTAGAAGTGGATTAAAAAATCCAAGAGACGTAGGCGAGCTGAACCATAGTCGTCAACCCATAAATCACCATCTCTGTAGGCTGTTTGGGGGTCTAGAAACGGGTGGGGAACAGGGAACAGGTGATCTCCCGAAAACTCAGGCCACAATGCCATAAGTGTGGAGGGGATAGATTCTGTCATTAACCAACAAATCCCATGGCATGGGATATTCTTTTCACCCTTTTGCTTTATTGCTTCAAGTTCGAATAATATTTTGTTGATAAGTCTCATGGAGTTTCTCCTAGGAGGAAGAGGGAAAGGATGGAACGGGTTGCGGTTGGGTTAAATGATCTCTATGGAGTTTAAATCCACAATATGTAGATCCTTGAACACAATATTGAGACCAGTCTGGTTTAGATAGACCTCAGCAACAGTTTTTGTAACTGGTACACCTTGAGATGGATGATCAGGACGAGTATAGCGAAACTGCAACTCCTTACCCTCCTGCAAACCAAACCAATTGATCAGATTGGTTACTAAACCTTCATGACGTTCGGCAAGCTCCTGCTCTTCCCGTTTGATCTGCGCATAGAGGTCAGTAATACGTTTTTGATCACTCATGGAGTTTCTCCTGCGGTCTGTAGTAACTCACGGGTTAAGTTTAGGATCAACGCCACGATGCGGTTGCGCTCGTGGTGCTGACAGTTTGTCTCACGATCTGGATACAGCCTTGTACCTACAGCAACACCGTAGTGTTTGGCCTGACCCTCATTAGCAACCACACCTTTGGGATAGTTAGTATGTAGATAACGGGTCGTGGCACGAGCCGCTATGATCCTTACGCAACCATCGAAAGAGTGTTTAGTGGAGAGTCGCTGGCGCTTAGCAACCTGAATCTCATGCTTGACGCACGAGGTTGGGCTTTTGGGTCGGGGTTTAAACGCGATCATACGTTTCTCCTAGCCAAGGGTGGTGACGAATCAATTCATCATAAACAAAGGCTGCTAGACGTAGCCGAGCCTCACCATAAGAGCCATCCCAAAAATACCCTTCCCTTTCTGCGGGCTTTATCCCTAATTCAAAACCTAACGCAGCACCAGCGGGGTGATTTACAGGGTAGCTGTACAGCCCAGAGTGCTCAGGCCACTCTTGGGCAATTCGGCAAAAGATAATTCTAGTCTGCAAACCAGAACAAATACCAAACTTTGGCCGATACCCATGGAAAAGTATGGCCTCAAGGTCTATGAGCGTCTGAATGATGGCTGGCATGTTAGGGGCTTCCAGCACGTCCGTACCGACAACCTTTAAGCGATCCATCATTGGCTGTAAGGAGATAGGGATAGGTTCATCACACTGTAAACACTTACGGATAGCCTTGGCCTGTTCGGCCATACTTAATACCTTAGAGACACTCATACATTTCTCCCAGCCATGGTAGCTCACTTATGAGTAAGTCACGAACAAAAAAGGCCAACCGTAGTCGAGCCTCACCATAGCTACCAGTCCACATTTTAGGGTTACGTCGTTGTGCCACAACAGCATCATACGCCGCTATTGCTCCCAACTCATGAGGGACGGGGTAGTTGAAGTTGCCGGAGTGTTCCGGCCACTGTTCAGCCTTCAACCGGAAGATGGTTGAGGAAGTTAAGGCCGAACAGATCCCAAACTCTGGATAGTGTCCATCTATCAGAATCTTATTTAGTTCAACAATTGTTCGGATGTGGGGGAGTTGATCCCGTACATTTTCCTGTAACCATTGGAGGTTGGGGGGTGCTACACGCTCCATGAAGGGGGCAATATCGGGCTGATCCATTAAGGTTTGGAGCGTGATACGAGGGCTTACACTCAACTGTTTGGCCGCAACTAAGGCTTGTTCAGACATGCGCATTTTGGGTCTCCAGTAGGACAATTTTAGAAACCTCATGGATTAACCATGTGAGTAAGCGTTTACGGCTTTCACCATACTCACCAATCCAATGGTGTAGCTGCATATACGCATCTTTTGCAGCGTAGGGTTTTGGGGTAGGGTTTTGGGGGGTAGGTGAGGGAACAGGATATACCAGATTACCAGAGTATTCAGGCCAGCGTACCCACAACTCTTCCATTTGCTTGACAGCAAGATTGGATTGAATAGAGCGGAATTCGATTGGCTTACTTGGATCATACAGGTAAGCACGAACCTGTTGACAAATGGAGGAATCCCCCATTTGTGTTTTCACAGACGTGAGGGCTTTTAACAGCTCAAGGTGTGAGGGGGGTGAAGAGGGTGAGGGGGTTGTCATAGGATTTTCCTATTGGGGTTGGGTTAATGGTGTGAGCTAGAACGCAGACCTTTAATCTCAAGTTTCTCAATGAAGTATTGGTGAATGAGACTGTTCACAATACGAGCACCAATTGAATTCGTGCTAAATACCTCAATCAACCGTTGGTTAAGATCTTTGAGAACTTTTGTTTTTTCATACTTTGAGTAGCTCAAATAATCAGCAAGAAGAGGTGACTTTTTTAACATACCTTGAAGGCTTTCAAGAGTCACCATAGGTAAGGCTACCAACAAAGGCACACGACCTATGAATTCAATACGGATTCCGAGGTCTAGCATCTCCTCTGTGTTACTGAATTCACGACCCCCAAATGCTCCCGCAAAGATGAATAATACTTTGGTGGTATCTACATTCGCAAATTTACCGTAGTCAAGAGCTGCGGTAGCCAGTCCCTCTACAGCCTTGAGAAATTCATCCTGTACACCCTGAGAAGTCATAAGACTGGACTCATTGTCCCCGTTGATAAATAGTTTATCGAATTCATCTACGAGGCAGACGGTAGGTTTACCCCCACTATTTAACAGAGGGCCAAGTGATCGACTTAAAGAACAACCAGACACACCTTCCTTGGTTAAGGCTGCCGCGTTGATTGTGATCACTTTCACACTAAGCATCTCACAAGTGCTTAAAACAGCGTGAGTCTTTCCTGAACCCGTAGGGCCAGTTAGAAAGAAATGTGGGCGGATCGCGGCATTACTCTTTACGAAAGTAGTAATGATAGTAGACATATTGCTCATGAGGATTTTCCTAGTAGGTTGGGGTTGGGGTTGGGGTTAGGTTGAAGGGAAAGGCTCAAGGTTAAAAAGACTAAACGCAGTCGCTTCAACCTCCCGCTCAAATTCCCCGACTGTGTACAACTGAGTACCATTGAGGTATGGGCCAGACAACTCATACCATTCGTTGAGAGAATTTAAGACCTCAATCACCTCTTGAATTTTCGGCTGCTTATACCGTTGATTCGGGGTGGGATGAAGGCGTAGCTTCAGAAGTTGAAGCATGAGTTTTGGCGTAGGACTGAGACCCGCAGTGCGAATACCAGCCTCCACTTGTTGAACCATTGGGTGCAGAGTGGTCATTCTGATTCCTCCGATTCCTCCAACCAAGACTTGGTTACTTTGTTCCAACACAGGGGGACTAGAATCCCTTCCTCTTGAAACTCGAACCAAATCGAGAGGGGGTCAAGGCATGACACCTTAACCGACGCGCTTGAGTGGGATAAGGACAAACGCCCCCAAACCTCATGGAATTGAGGTTTTGCCATGTCTGGTAAGTTGTCATACCAAGTTAAGAGATCAAATGTGATCTCGATGTTACGGCCCAGTCTCATTTTGAAAACTCCTGTTGATCTTCAATGTGCCACTTAATGTTCCCGCAATATAGGGAAGGGTCTGCCATTAGACGTTTGAATGGCGGGAGGTGGTCAAAAAATCCAGCGTAGGATAGGTAGTTTAAGACCTCAGTTTTAGATCCAAGGGTGGTGCGGAGTTCACCGTCTACCACAACCACGAACTTGGGAGAGATCCGTACCACAGGCAACGGAATGGCATTGAAGCTAGGATTACACAATACTACTCGGAAGTAGTATTCGCCTTCCCCTTCCCCCTCTTTAAGTTTAGAAGAAGGCTTGTGTAATAAACGACATGACGCACCTGCCTCGTAGATACGGCAGAGGTCACGGTTACACAGGATTGATACGATGGCGGGGGTGAGAGGTGAAGAGTTAGCGGAAGCGGAAGCGGAATCAAGCGAGAAGTCTGGAAGCCAGACCTCTGCAAAGCAGATCTTATGGGTCGGGTTTTCCCGACCATGTTGAATTGCACCTGCCAATGCAGCGGACATGACGTGCATTGGGATAGGGTTACGCATTGTGATATTACGCATTGTGGTGTTGCTCATGAGGATTTTCCTTGGGGGTTAGGTTAGGTTGGGTGAAGCGGAAAAAGATCCCTGAACGCAATAGGTTTAGGGATCGGTTGAGGGTGAGGGTGAGGGTTAGGAAGCGAAGCGTAAAGCGAAGGGCACAAACCAAAAAGCACAGCCCATTCGGGTCTACCATAGTACATCGGGTAGACATGTTTTTCCCACACTTCCTTCAGATAGAAAGCATGGAATTGCTCTGGTGTTTGCAAGGTATGTGAATCGAGTTTGCCCACATATGTTAGTCGGTTTGGGTCTCTGGTGTTTAGGTCAGAGATCCTTGTGTACATCGAGAGGCTATCTTTTTTTTGTTGGGGTGCTTTTATTATATTTAATATCTTGTGATCTATTAAAATAATCTTGGGAAAATTATTTATAATGATTTTGTGTGGGATTTTATAATGTCCACTTGGGGTTGCAGTAAATGGGTCAGCATCCAAGGACGCATAGAATCGCGCCAAAGTCTCCGCAGAGAAAAAATGGCAGGGGTCGAAATTGGTCAAAAAATGACCGTTTTTGGCTAACCAGCGTCGATGGGAGTCAAAACACTGATCAACTAAAATTTGCGATTTTTTGCCATGCAGAAAACGTGCCATGTGTCGTTTAGCCTAAGTGAATGAAAAAAACGGCTTGATCAAGTGAAAGAGGGGTTGTCAATAGGGGGTACATAAAGACAACACAACAATTTTTTCTAGATCAAGTGGGAGATCCAGTGTCAATAGTTTTTGACTTGGTGGCAAGTTGAGGGGATACGAAAGTTGTTGTTTTTTACATAAAATATACGAAAACGAGCTTTTACCATAAGAGGGGAGAAAAGTAAAGAAAAAGTTGGGTTCGGATTTTTCGGTTTTGTTTTTCTAATCCGTTCATTTAGGTTTTTTTTTTACCCCCCTATTTTTTTACTAATACAAAAGCATATATAAAATCCTAACTGAAAAAAGCGAACCCAAAAAGTGCTTGACAGCAGGTCACACACTCTGGTAAATGCGTGCGCGGACATGACACGCACACGCCTTGACCCCATTTTGGCCCGTAGAGCCTCATAGCGAGGTTTTCGTCCCCTATCTGGTACGAACGTACCATCCAGACTCAGATCGGCCAGCCTTGACCCGTTACAGAGCGATTTAGCCCTCAATTTTCCCTTAATTTTTCCTATTTCCCGCTCTCCGGCCTCAAAAAAGCCCATTTTTGCCCATTTAGTTTAAATTTTGATCAATCAGTTTAAACACCATTATTTTAAAACATATATTGTTCAAATTTTAAACTAACGGATTTTTACCCTATTGACAGGTAGTCTAGAACCTGTCGGGGATTGACAAACACAAAAAGACCCAAGATTTGACATCTGGGCCTTTTTGTGTTTGTGAACCTGTAAAACAGGGGACGCGAAGCGTCCCCTGTTTTACATCTTATGTTCATGTTCCACGTTCCACGTGGAACATTTCTATTTGTCAGGAATGTTCCACAAACCCGCTTTCGTGCGGGTTGCAGCATTTTGCAAGGAGACCCGTTGGGCCTCCTTACGTTGTGCTAGAAAGAATGCGTGCCGCCTCGCGGCACGCATTAAGTAAAAGGAAGTTTGTTCCACGTGGAACATTGGCCCTTCTTGGTGGATCTGGACGGCAGACTTGCCGACTCGAATAATAATCATGAGCTTTGCTCCTTTACATGGTGAAAAAAAGACCCCAAACCGGAATTGGTTGGGGTCTGGTTAAGGGTTACTTTAGCGGCTTGAAGATCTCCGCTAAAGCTAGACCCACTTTGGGGTCTGGACGATTGAGGCGAGCCTCAATCGCTAATTCACCACGAGTCTTGGTTTTGTTTACAGGTGCTAGATTAGCACCTGCTTTAATCAACATATCGTTTAGCATAATCTTCCCTCCTAGGGATTTGGCGAAGCTAATAAATAAAAACAAGAACAAGTGGGGGTTAGGAGAGGCGATCAATGACCGCCTCCAGTAGATCTGGATATTCATCCAGACCTACGGATCGGCTAAAGTATTGGAAGTCCCCCATACGGGACTTCACGATGTCCTCAGCTACTTCCACCAGCTTTTCATAGCTGGTGGTGAAAGGCACATCACCCAAGTAGCAAGCCATTGCCACAAGGGCAAAATCTTGCTCAATTTCTTCGTGCATATCTGCACGATAGAAGAAGGTGCGACCATTGTCGGTAGCGATTACGGCCTCACCATCATCCGCAACCGCCACCTCAATAAAACGACCAAGGGTACGACCCGCCGTACCCTTGGCGAATATGAACTCCCCGTACATTTTTACAGGGGAGTCCTGCGCTGGTGAGGAGTGGGGGTCGTCAGTGACCCCTGCCATTTTACTCATGAGCTTTTGCTCCAGTTAAATAAACCAAAGAATATCCTCAGATACCCTTTGGTTTATTGATCAGTTTAGACACTTGATCAGGTGTGACACATAGACTTACACGAAGTCTATGTGTTTGAATATCAGCTTTTTCTCCACGCTACCATCCGGTAGCTGCGTCTCAACGCTTACGCGTTGAGAAAATGAATAGACAATCGTAAGGTTTTCTTGGGTCAATGCCTCCCGCAAGTGATTATCAAAAAACGGTGCACCACCGATTAAAACGGTGCATTGGCAGATATTAAGTACGAAACTTTGGTGTGCAGGTGACTCACCGAAACGGTCGTAATCGACCCCCGCTTTGGTGAAGTTTTCGCGGGTAGAGAAAAACTTGCGTGCAAGATGCGCGATTGTTCCCGCGCTCAATTCCAAAGTGTTGCGATTTGGCAACTCCTTGAAGTTGAGTTTACGGATAAGAAGCTCACGATCTTCTGGTGAAAGGTCTACAACACCCTGAGCAAATTGCTCAGGTGTTGGGTTGTGTTGGGTGAGGTTCAGAATTTGGCGCATTACAAGTCCTCCTAGGACAATTGGTCAAGGTTTGGGTTTGGGTTAGGGGTAAACACGAACCCCTAACATAGTGGCCTTCACCTCGATCTCGCGAGGTGAAGGTGGAAGCTCTGTGAACTGGGCGGGGTGAACTTCCCCCAGTACCAGTTCGACCATCGCGGCATATTCAGCCAGCCGCGTGGCCTTTTCAGATTTACGAGAAGCCTGAAATAGATCTGTGTTAAACATAGAACACTCCTAACAGGAGGGGTTAAGGTTTGGGGTCAGAGTTGGGGTGCTACTTACTTCGCGCTTAGTTATGCGCGAAGTAAGTAGCCGATAGGAAGTTTAGGCACAGCCCTAGCCCGAAGGCGAGGATTAGCCAAATAATCGAGAATGTCAATTGTTTGGTGCTTTTCTCGATGGCGTAGCCTGTATAGGCTAGGCCGCAAAAAAGGGGGATCAGGCTGTACAGCAGCCCGAATATAAAGATCGCCATCATCATGTCCTTTGGACTTGTTTAAAAACTGATAAGATCCCAAGAATCTTATCGGTTTTTAAACAAAAACACCCCAAACCGTTTGGTTTGGGGTGTTTTAGGCACTACCCTAGAGAAGGGTCGTTGCCAGTAATAAAGTTTGCCCAACGATGTGGGCCATTATTAAACCGCAAAGCGGGTAAAATAGGGATTCAAAGACGTTACCCTCAGACTTCTGATAACGATGACAAGGAATCGCGAACACAATCAGATATAGAAACGCGATTACAAGAACCGCAGTAAAAACAACGAGTAGGATACTCATAAAATGCCCTTTGGACAGTGGTTGGTAAATGTATGTGATCCGTATCTAAACTTCATTGAGTTTGGGGATCACATGCGTTTACCAACGGGTAGCCGATACTTGATCAGCTACCACCCTATATCCTATCGAGTCTACATGCCTGCCTCAATACGGTTCATTATGCGCTAAGTTATCTCTAAGTCTTTTCTTTCACCAAATCGTGGGGAAAGTAAGTGTCTTAAAGCATCATGATTTTTTAGGTCATGACCCTAGGACTTTTACGTATCTATATCAGTTTATGCGATTTTCGCAGATATAGTTCTGTAACGTATTATCACCCTGTTAAGAACCATTTGGCCCGTGATAATACCTAAGCGACAATGCGGTTTCAGCTTGTCGTGTGAAGTGTATAAAGTTGATGCTTCACATCATCCGACCATTTAAGGCAGTCAGCCCACGTGCACAGGAATTGACAAAAGTCAATACGTCCCTACCCTAAACAGATTCATTGTGGATTTTGCTAAAATCGCTTCAATGGGGTAGTAGTTTGCTTGAATTGTTTGGCTCAAACGCAATTGTTTGATAACGTAAGGCTTACAACGATCACACACGCGACACGAAAAAAAGTCTGCTATGTGCGTCGAATTGCTTACGCATTCGTATCCTATGCCAAGTGCATGATACATAGGATTAAAAGCCTAGCTTGAGCGTATGCCCTCAAGCGACCATGCTAGTGAAGACTAGTCGGGGTGATAACCAAGATAGATTGTTTAGGCATTGGTGGGCCTAACACAGATCGGATGAAAAAGGCGCGTTACCCTTGGTGAGGAAGATCAAGCAGCTTTAGGCGCTTGATGATCCTTTTCGTTTTTGATCTCTGTTGACAGCTCAGCAGTTGCCAACTGATACGCTGCCAGTAATTCAGCTTGTTCCTGTTGCGATAACTTCAATACCGAAGCCAAGATTTTTTGTACCTTGGTCGGTGTGATAGTAATCTGTTCACAATCAAGCATATGTGCCTTAATTTCAGCCATTACAGGAAACGATTTAAACGATTCAATTGTTACCAACTGGTCGAACAATTCACTATCCTTGTAAGACAATGAATTGTCGTTTAGTTTGTTGATCAGACCACGAAGATCTGACAATGAATCAGACTTTACCACCACCTTTAGGGTGGCGACTGGCGCACACAACAATTTTTCCCAATATGACTCAGGAATCTTACGTGCCCATGGGGGTAGGATTTTACCTTCTGATGCTTTTTGCGCTACTGACAAGATTACATTTGCGTTTTTGCCTGACGCTACTGCACCTGTTAGAAAACTAACAGTATGTTTTGCTACTTTCATAATATCACCTTTACGACCTTGTGGCCTTGATTGAATAGCTTTTAGCGGTATGCTTAAAGCTATAAATTTGCGTTAAAAGATAACGCGCCTTTTTCATCCAATCTGTTAAAGAATAAGATCATGACTCGTCGTCATGACAGGGAACAAGGGCTTATTAAGTCACATAGCTATGGCTATGTGCTTTGCCTATCCCATGAACAAGTCTAGTGCTTTTTGGCCTAGTCTAGTCCAGTGAAGAGCGATGTTCTATCTCTTCATGGTTCACATCATAACATGTTTCTTTGGTCTGTCTATATCTTTTTTATAGATAATTGCTAAGTGATCAATAAATGATCAATAAGTAGTGTAAGTGATTGATTTATAAGTGATTAAAAGGGTAGGCACGTTTTATTTGACTATTTATATAAGAAGAGGAAATGGGTTCCCCACGCTCATTTTAAAAAAAATTTTTCGTCTAAAACCCCTTATAATCAACCACATAACACAGATCTGCACCCATCCCGTATCCTGCCCTAGTCCTCCTAGTCCTATAGTCACTGCTATATTCCACAGATATAAAAAAGGGTGCCTTATTAGGCACCCTCTCTGTCTCGCTTCGTTTCGCTTACCGCACAACGCCACTAGCAAGGGATACCACTAGCCAAAGATACACCTGAGTACCAAGTGCGGACATCATCCATCTTGTGGATCTTAACTATCTTCTGGTCGTCCATCACTTCCTCAAGCATTGACCGGAACGAACACATGTCATGGTGATTGCGACCTCCGATGTTGCGCATAAAGAACATGCGGAATGAGTACCACAACTCTTCCTCTGTGATCTTCTCTTCTGGCCCTTTCTTCAGGGTATCTGATTTCTCAAGGAAGAATAGAACCGGATTGACGTTGTAAGTCAAAGCATTAACCGCAGACAGATGCGATGCGCACAGTGTATAGTTGCCTTTACCCTGTGTTAGTCTTGGCAGAGCTTCCAACGCCCAACGGAATATACCCTCTTTCTCGTTGCAGATGATCTTCGAGGCAAGGTTAATATCTACATCTTCCTTTGCCACAACATGGTTAAACTTAAACATTAACCAGCGGCGAGTAAAACCCGCAGATGAGTCATCAGTCTTTGGTAAATGGTTCGAGGCAGCCCAGTGTGCAGCGATTGGTCGCATGTTAAATGCAGGGCTATACAGTCTGCGTGCCACTGTTTCTGACCCGTCGATCAAACTTTTAAATAGATCACCCTTGATCTTTTGCTTTTCTGACAGCTCACCGACAACATTGATCAATTTCTTGTCGATACTGACAAACAGAGATCCATCCTGTAGCTTATTAAAGGATACAGATGATCTTGCACTGGTCGGAAACATGTTGGCAATCACTTCAAGAAGCACTGATTTACCGCTATTGGCCTTACCAATCAGCAAGAATGCACGTTGAAACTTGGTAGCGTAACCGAGTAAAGTCGCGCAGATAGCTTCTTGCAGTGCCTTGAGCTTATCTTGGTAGTCTGGGTCTCTATGCCATGATTGGTGCAGGAAGTCTAAGAAGATTGGACATTCTGCGTCACGAGTATACCTATAAGGCAGAACATAGGTGGCACCAAACTCTTTATCGAAGTCAATCAGGGTACCATCATAAAGAACAACACCATTGGCTACGTTGATAAATGGGCGGTTATCAGTCCTTAAAGATCTGCCGTATGTTTGCAGTAACATCATTTTCCAAATACCTTGGATGTCACTTGCTCTCTTCAACACAGGGCAATTCACATACCGAGTGGATACCCATTCCTGCATCATGGTCTCATTGACTTCTTCCCAATGGGAATTTGTCCAACGGTACATAATGCCATCTTGTGATCTCAACTCACCGAGATTATTTTGGTATTCAATGGCTGCAATGGCAACTTGAGTATGGGTGTTTAACTCAAGGAGATTACCCTCTTCAGACACCTCAAACGCAAGGCTTCTTTCTTTCAGCTCTGCTAACTCTTTCTTGACATCCCTTAGCTTGATCTCTCCCTTAAACTTCTTGACCATTTTCTCAAGAAGCATCCCTTCTTTAAGATTATCTACTTGGCGAATGTTAGCCATCTTTTGCAAGATTTCCCGCATTGCTCCTAGTTTATCGTTACCACTATTGTCAATGTCGATAGAAGCACTGGTCTCTAAGACCTCATAGCTGACCTCAGTTGGTAACACCAGATTAAGGTTAGTTCTCTCTTCTTCTGTGAGACCTTCATCCCAACCGATAGGCATAGCGCAATTTCTTGCTCTAAGGTCATTACGAATGAAGCCAATCATGTTACGGACATGCTTGTGCATATCCATGCTGTCACCAGCAACCTGTTCCGTAAAGCCGTCGTTAAAGGCGTGCATCGTGTTGATAGCACGTTTTAGCGTCATGAATCCGCGTACTACATCTATCGCTAATGCTCCAGCTCTTTGGGTCATGCGGTTGTCACGATCCCCCGCAGGCACAAACTCGGTCAGAGCACCGACACCCTTACCTGTCTTTACCTCAAGACCGCAGCTAGTCAGGATGTCATGAATTAACTCTTCTAAGTTGTCAGGAAGAGTAGGGAGAGCATCTGCTTTTAATAGTTGAACCAGATCAGCATTTGCAACGTAAGGCTGCATGGTATCGGGGTGAATAGAGGGAGGCAAAACGACTTGCGTACCACTACTCAGAAACTCGATCAGCGTTTTACCCTGCTTATCCTTTAGACGAAAGGTGTAATCTCTGTCTGGTGTGTGTTTAAAGGCCAGAACTAAACCTTTACGTCCCCGTCTATGCCATGGGGATTGCGGTAGCAGTTTGACAATACGACTGACCATAAGGTCATCTTCGATGTCAATATCTAGGACACTAACACCACTCTGTTTACCCAGTACCAAACCAATGTTGTGGTTTGCAGGGAGATGCAGCCATTCCTTCTGGATATTCGCAGGGATAGGGTGGTCTGCGTAATCTGTCCATCCAGTTGGTACAGGTACCTTAGAATTTGCTTGGAGGGGGATTACTGATACGCCTAGCTTCAGATAAGCAGGAGCCGTTTTGGAAAAGATCGACATGGGTAAATCCTTGAAATGGTTAGCCTTTGTGTCCAAGGCGCTCTCTATCACCTTGGACAATCGAGTGTACGTTAAAACATTGGCTTTAAAAAGGGCAATGATCAGCCTATTTCTTTAAGCCTTCCTATGTACTCATCCGCCAATGCCTTATCAGGTAGTCTGGTGAATAGCTCTTTAGTCAGTGAGAGAACTTGTTCCACGCGTTCCACGTTGGCTACTCTCTCAATAATATCAAGCTCTTTCTCTACTAGCTCAAACAGTAGCTTTGTACCTGACACCTTAGCGGCATCTGTAGTCTCGGTACTTTTCACCATATCCTTTAGAGCTTTTATTGTATCTGATGAGGACTTACTTAGCAAGTTTATTCCGTCATTTGAACCATCATCTATTTGCTGAATGTTATCCTTATACACTTCCAGTATCTTTGACCTAGCTGCAATCAGAGTCTCTACTAGATTGTCACTATAGGAACAGTTGAAGTGATCTAGACCTTTAGGGTCTTGGATGATGTAGATAAGGATATTGACAATATCATCCACCTGCTCGGTAGATATTCTGGGGAACTGAAAGCTCATAATAATGCTCAAACTGGAATGGATATGGTATCTTACACCTTTAATAACTTGGATAGAGGCGGGAATGGCAGAAAATATCGTCACATCCTTTGTGAGCAGACTGGAGGAACATTTAGAAGAGTTAATGAACCCTTCAAGCTATTCAGTTTGGTTATCTAAGAATACCAAGTTGGGGGGTTTACCATTCTCTACAAAGAAGTACCCATTTCAGGAAGCTATCTTAAATGATATGCACCCTAACTTATGCTGCATTAAGCCATCCCAGATTGGTCTCTCAGAGGTTCAGATAAGAAAGGCACTAGCCATTGCAGCGCGTAATCCTCACAGAAATATCATCTTTACTCTTCCAGATATTCCTATGAGGAAGCGGCTGTATCAAACCCGTATTCAAGGCTTGATAGAGACCACTCAGGCATTCAATAAGAATAACGTCAGTGAGAGTAAGCTGATCAGGTCTATTGAAATTAACCAAATCAATGAGAGCTTTGTGCTCTTTATGCCTACCAATGAGGGTGCTGCTACTTCCCAGTCAGCAGATGTTGTGATGGTTGATGAGGTAGATCTCTCAGATCAGAAAATGCTTGCTCTATTTAACTCTCGTATGCAGGGGTCAGACTGGAAGATCTCTCAGAGATTTAGTACCCCTACTTATTCTGGCTTTGGAATTACCGCGGACTTCGAACGGTCAGATCAGATGGAGTATATCTATAAATGTCCATGCTGCAATCACCATCAGATTCCAGACTTCAACAGCAGATTTATCACAGTACCTAATCTACCCGCGGAGCTGCATGAGAAGCTAGAGGAGTTTGATGAGGCATGGATTGATGATTTTAAAATTGATCTAAGTGAAGCTTATTCTCACTGTGAGAAATGTAAGACTAAACTTAATCTAGATGATCCTAATCTAAGAGAATGGGTACCAACCTACCCGCATAGAACTCACCACAGAGGTTACAGAGTAACTCCCTTTTGTGTTAGTACCTTACCTGTATCCTATATCTTAACTCAGCTATTTAGCTATCGTGAGAGAGATAATTTAAGGGGGTGGTATAACACGGTATTAGGTAAAGCCTATGAGGGTAAAGATGAACGCTTATCACTATCAGACATTAAGGCATGTTTCACCCCAATGATGCACGCTATACCCTATGAGGAGGGTTATGATTATTTCATTGGGATAGACGTGGGTAGCATCTGCCATATTAGTGTTTGTAGAAGTAATGATGATGGTAATACCCATGACTATGTACTGTTTGAAACTGTAAAAGGTAAGAAGGTTAAAAAGAGAGCATTGCAGCTTTTAGAGGAGTATAAGATTTCAGCGGGACACATAGATAGATATCCTGAGACTATTATGGCTGATGATCTTAGAGATGAAAGTGAGATGGTTATTATGCCTCTAGCCTACTCTAACACTAAGGGAGGCAAGAACTTTGACTATAAGGAGGATGAGTTCAAGGATATTTCTTACGCTCAAGTTCAGAGAACATGGCATTTAGATTTACTTGTTACTGCGATCAGGAACACAGAGATAACCATGTCCGGTTATGGGGCACAAAAAGAGATTATTACTGAGCATTTAAGGGATATGGTTCGTAAGACTAAAGATGAGAGTATCCCCATCTGGGAGAAATTAACAGGTAACGATCACTATTTTCACTCGATGGGTTACGCTTTTCAAGCTTCACACCAACACTACGGTGGGAAAGGTTTAGCAAATAGTGTAGGTACTACGCTATACTTAGGCGGAATTGATCAGAAAGCTAACATCTCCGATATTGGAAACTTAATCGGAGGTACTAACAGACACCGGAGCGGCTATAATGGCGGGAACATCATCTAAGAGTTTGATGGGGAAACTGGCGGAGATATTACCCCCTAAGAATATTCAGGCGGGTGGTAAGGCAGACACTCCCACGTTTAACTCATCTCAAAGGACTCAACCTTTAAGTGCTCCTGATCTTTTCAGTCACAAGCGGGATCTACTGACTGAACATGAAGGTGAAGATACTGGGATCATTGAAACGCTCATGCGTGCTGATCCTGATGTCTCTGCCTCTGTGGGTGCTTATTTGACTGTTGCTAACACCGATATGAAATTCATCTGTTACGATGAAAACAATCAGGTGGATAGAAAGGCACAGCAGATAGTAAATACCTTCCTACATGGGGTGACAAATAACTTCGATTACTCTAAGGGCTTTAAGATGTCAAAATCTCTTAAAGTGTTGAATGAGAAGTTTAGATATATGATCTTAAAGAGAGGCTCAATCTGTGGAGAGCTTATCTATGATAAGAAGATTGGTATGCTGACTGATATCAGAGTAGTAGATACAGCAAGCCTTGAGTGGACTGAATCAGAAAGTGGTAGTTTAAAGCCTAGCCAAAAGGTCTCTGGTGGGGGTGATTCTAAAAGTTTAGATTTCCCCACTATCTTTTACTCTTCAATGAGACAAGACCCTAACAGTGCTTATAGCACTAGTTTGTTTATATCCGTAATTAACACAGTTTATGCCCGCACTCAGATCATAAATGACTTATACAGACTAATGAATCTTAATGGTTTTCCACGTATTAAGATTCAAATGTTAGAGGAGGTTATTGCTAAGAATGCCCCTCCAGAGACTAAGAAGAATCAGAAGAAGATGCAGGAGTATGTTAGGTCGCAGATCTCTCAAACTGTTGCTAATTTCCAGAATATCAGACCAGATCAACCATTAGTACACACTGACTCCTCAGAAATAACAATCATGAATGAGAAGAGTGCTGGGGCAACTCTAGATATTCGTCCCGTGATTGAGGTACTCAATGCTCAGAACCAAGCCGCTTTGAAAACAATGGCTACCATTATTGGTAGAGGACAAGCTGGGGTCAATACTGCTTCTGTTGAGGCTAGAATATTTTCTCTATCTGCTTCAGAATTGAATGAACCATTAGCGGATCTTTGGAGACAGATGTTCAATTTAGTATTAGCTTTATCTGGTTCTAAATCTATTTGTAATGTATTCTTTGTGAAGCCAGAGCTTAGAGCTGACAATGAGCTTGAGCCAGCAAAGATACAGAAACAAACTAGACTGAAAAACGATCTATCAGATGGCTTGATTACAGATGATGAGTACCACATGGAGATGTATGGTCGTTTAAGGCCAGATAGTGCTCCTGAGCTGTCTGGTACTGGTTTTATGAGTAAAGTAGACCAGACAAGCACTGACCCTAACCCTAATGGTGATCAGCCTAATTCTGTCCAGAGACAGACCACCAAGAAGGCTGATAAATCTGCTAACAGCAATATTGTGAAATAGGAGTAGTATGATGTACAAGGTAAAAATTGAAGGTAAAGTAAAGGAGCTTGTTCTAGGCAAAGTAGGCTTAGATCAGCTAGATAAGGTAAGTGTTTATGAGGTATTGATAAACTCTACTAAACCTATTCCTAGAACTACTGGGCCGTATCAGGGGGCTAAACTTGAAAAAAGCCTCCTAGAAGAGATGGCTAAGATTAGTCTGAATAAAAAGGTTCCTATCATTCAGAACCATAAGGACTATAATGCCCTACCCGATGGCGTTGTACTACATGCTCAGGTAGAACCTATGCCTGATGAAGATGGAGAGTTTGGTCTGTATGGATATATTGCAGTTCCAAAAGATGAAGAGCCTCAAAGCTTGGATAATAGAATGTCATTGGGAGTTATAAATCAAGTATCCTCTAAGACTTACCCGAATGTAATCCGCTGCTCTAAGTGTGATTATGAGTACAGTAAAGATGAAGAATCATTTGCACGGATGAATCTCTACACAAATAGCCCCCCTATCTGCGATAAAAACCACGTTGTTGGCACTAATGGGGTGCATTTAAAACTCGCTGGTTTGGCTTATTGGGATGAATTAAGTCTGGTTGTTCAAGGCGCAGTAACCGACGCACGCATTTTATCAGAGAAAGAGCAAGTATTAAGTAAAAAACTTCGATTACCGAGCTTGGCAGCGAGTTCTATTTCGGATAAACTTGCTTTAGTTACCCATGAGGAGGTTTTAGAAAATAAACCTAAACCTCGTGAACAAACAAAACCTACGGAGTCAAATATGTCAGAAGTTACGATCCCCCTTACTGAGTACAAGGCGCTGCTACTCGCATCAGGCAAAGTAGAGGATATGACCTCTGAACTTAATACTCTGCGCACTGAAGCTGTTGCCCTCCGATTAACCGCTGATCAGGTTGAAGAGACCAAAACCAAGCTGGCAGAGGCAGAAACCGCCAAGGTGGAATTGACCACTAAGCTCACCGCAGCGGATGCGGCTCTAGCCTTGGCTAAAGGCCCAGATGGCGGTACTGCTGATCCAGCAGGTAAGCCTGATGGTGTTGCAACCCCTCATGGCCGTCTACACGGTTTACCTCTCAGTTCATACAGCGTTAACACTCGCTAATTAGGAGCAGCAATCATGGCTGTAAAAATTACAACTCGCGGTACAAGTCAGTCGGTAGGTCGTTTTGCCTTTAACCTAAGCGATGACCTGACTGCTTTGACTCTGACTGATGCAGCCATTCAAGGTCGGGCGGTCATGATTGATCCCACCTCGAATGATGCTGTAAAACTGGCAACCGATGGCGCTCAGATCTTGGGTGTTATTGTGGTCTCCGAGACAGATATGCGTGGTGACACAGTAGTTACTGTTGACACTATGGGCGGCGTTGAAGTACCAGTGGCTGCTGGTCAGACCGCAACCCGTGGTCTCACCCCTGTTGGTGCTGGCCTCGGTTTCATCAAGTCAGCAGCCTCGCTGACCAATCCCCGTATCTTTATCTCTTCAACCCAGAATATCGGTAATGCAGTTCCTTCTGTTACCGTCATGTTTGTTTAAGGAGTAGCAGAATGTCTACATTTTTTGATCCGGATAAGTTTAACAGTTATTCTGCTGTTGAAGTCGTCAAGCGGCTAACCACTGGCTCTAAGGAAGAGCAGATGGGTCATGCTTGCGCTCTGGCTGCTCAAGCCGCACAGATTGGCACAACTCCAGAGTTGATGTTGATGCGCTTTGTGAACCCTCATCATAAAGATACCCTTGGTTATTTCCCCGCTGGTACTCAGATTGATGGTGCAAGTGCTGTGTTCGCAATGGCTGGTGTGCCTACCAAGGCATCCAATCAACTAGAGCGTCTCCAGTTGGCAGCGAACGGTGATATGTTCACCACTACAGGTTTGAAGGTTCTTCTACCTGCCCTGATTGAGAACTTGACCCGTGAAGTCAGCAATGAGGTTTTGCTTGAGAAGGTAAGCGACCTTGTAGCCAGCACTCGCAATGTTACTGGTACTGAGTTGATCACTGAGATCATCTACGACAAGGCTTCTGGTGACGCTTACGATAGTTTCCGCATCCCAGAAGGCGCGAACATTCCGGTTCGTAAGCTAAAGGTCTCTAACCAAGGGGTTAAGTTCTTCAAGAGCGGCCATGGTATTGAGTACACTTATGAGACAGCTCGCCGCATCCGTCCAGAGATGCTGTTGACGATGGTTAACCGTCAGCGTTTCGAGCGCACTCAAGCGGAGGCCCGTGCTGCTGTTGAGGTACTGATTGATGGCGATGGTGTCAACCCTGCCGCAACTGCTGAGTCTTTGACCACCTATGACGGTAAAGCGACTGGTCGTCTGCGTGACCGTTTTGAAGGCTTTATCAAGTGGTTGATGGCTGCTGCCAAAGCGGGTCGCCCAATGGATACCCTTGTAGTCAACTATGACACTTGGTTTGAAATGGCGGCGATGTTCCCGATTCAAAACACGCAGAATGTTCCTGCTCAGGGCGCAGGCGCACTTGGCCCTAGTTTTGGTGCTACTTTCCGTTTGCAGAATGGTTTGAATCTCCCATTCAACATTGTGCTCTCTTCTCAAATGCCGGATAACGCCGTCCTTGGCTATAAGAAGAATGAGACCCTTGAGCAGTTGATTGAATCAGGCTCAGACATTACCGAGACAGAGCGTTCAATTCGCAGTCAAAGTATTGTAATTGTTAGTACAATCAACAGCGGCTTCTTGATGCACTATCATGAGTCACGTCGTTTGTTGAACTGGACTAACTAATTCAGTTAGAATAGAGAGGGGTCTTTTGACCCCTTTTTTCAATCTCTCACAAGGGTTATGACCATGAAAAAACTGTATACCGGACAGCCAAACCTAGGTTGCTCTATCAATGGTATCTCCGTAGTTGGTGGCGTCCATTATGTTTTAGCTGATGCCTCACTGGCAGAGATCCGTAGACGTTTATCGGATAAGAAGATTGTTGCTTTGAGTTGCGAGTTTCCTGACACTGCTAACCATGCTCGGTATGCAGAGCTTGTCAAAGAGAAAGGCTCTGCAATGGTTGGAGCTGAAGCCTATCTGCGCGAGTTGGGTCTTGGGAAAGAAGCGGACGTGTTCATTTCTGAGGTTACGAAGAAGAAAGCTGAAGAAGATATGAAGCTGGAGGTGGAAGAACGCGCCAAGAAGAAGGCTGAAGCTCAAGCTGCTCTAGATGCAGACAGAGCTGCTAAGGCACAGCAGAAGATCTATGATGAGGCTCGTGCTGAGTTAGAAGCTCAACAAAGGGCACTTGAAGAAGCTGAAGCTAAAGAAGCTGCTTTGCAAAAAGCTAAGGATGATCTTGCATCTGAAGCTGAAGCTAAAAAGCAAGCTGAAGCAGCAAATAGTAAATAATCTTTGAAGGGGTAACGTATGAGCTATATCACATCTGGGCTTGCTCACACTGAGTATTTTGAAACCCTGATAGGTTCTGAATATGTTACCCCTTTAACTGATTTAAAGGTGCTTCTATCTGTAGATGGGACTGTATCTCAAGATACAATCCCTCTAGCCAACTCAAATGGTTTCAAGTATCAGTTCCCTGTACTCACTGTACCTAATGGGCAAAGTAAAAATGTTCAGTTTTATGTTGAAGCAGATACAGTAGCGGGGCTATTTAGAGTCCGTAGAAGTTTAAATGTTATCAATGTTATGGATATACCAACTGATGCTTCATCTGTTAGAGACCTATTAGGGGTCACAGTGGATGAGTTACCAGATGATGCCCTACATTTAGAGTCCAACTATATTAAGACATATAAGAGTTTTACTCAAGCATTCCACGAAGATAGACTCTCAGATAGCAGGGTAACTTATCTTTATGCTCAGTACCTAAGATTTTACACTGCTCTTAAAGTTATACCAAGTCTTTACTTGAGGCTCTCTAAGAAAGATAAAACAGAAAACGGAGAGTTCACTCGTTTAGCTGATGCTGATAATCTATCTAGTTTATCTAATGCTATAGAGTCAGACCTACAAGAAACCATTGATCAACTAGACGGTTATGTATTAGATTCTGAAGTCCTAATACCAACTACAGTTACATTCATTGATATTTCACCAGATAGAATAACTGGGGTTTAATATGAGACCTAGACAATTCCCCAGAATGAATCAAACTTTTAGAGTATTAGATAACCCTACAATACTGCTTAGGGGGTTCTTTAATGAGCCTCCTCAAGATGTAAGGTACTCCAATAATCCTGCTAGGACGCTCCAAACCCCAGTGGGTACTGATTACAAAAGCCTGATTGGTAAGATGATCATTAGTTGTACCCGTATACCTAGTAGGCATATTCTTGGTGAGTTTATGTCTCAAGAGGATTGCTACCTATTTAGGAGTTATGAGGCATCAGACTGCCTAGTTCTGAAGAGAAGTATTCAAGAGATAAATCCAGTAACAAAGCAAGCCAGAAGTGCCGTGCTAATAGACATGGGAGAGATTTGGGTATCTGTGAGTAATGAGGACGCTCGTATTTCTGCTGTGACTACTAACCCTAATAATGAATTCTCTATTCGTAGTGCTGTTAGATTAATGAATGGGGACATTTTAGGCCCTTATCTGGTAAAGACAGCCGTAATAGAGAATGGAATATGGTTAGCTAAGGCGGACTATAATGTCTCAAAATTCTAAGCGATATGCTGGAGATAGATTTGCGGCCAGCATTCAGACTAGAGTCTATCAAAAGATAGACTCCAATCTGGAACATAAGGGCAGACAGGTCAATTCTGATTTAGCTAAGTTTGTAAATAAAAAAATAGATGAGATGTTTAGGCTATCTGTCACAGAGTATGGCTTAGGCTCCACACTTCCAGACTTAGATACTAATGGGATATTGTCTTCTACGGGTACTGTGTGGGACAAATTAACTGCAAGCACAATAAGAAAGAAAAACCTTCAGTCTACAATATACAAAGATAAGGGAGATTTAATATCTCAGCTTAAAGGCAAGCCCCCTAGTGGTAAGAAAGTGTCTAAGGTACTAGGTGGGTTCTCTAATAGATCCGTAACTGCTACTACTTTTACCCCTGTAGTGAATAAAGTACCAGTTATAGCCATGAGGGTAAATAAGAAACCAATGGTGTTTAAGAAGGTAATATCCTTCTCTGTGTTTCACGCATTAAAAAGTAGGGCTGTACCAGAAACTATTATGGATCTTCTATATAGCCCTGACGAAAAGGGAACTTTAATGAGTATGAAGTTAGGGTATTACCGTAAGGAAAATAGACCTACAAAGTTTAAGAGATCTTTCTTAGTACCCTATACATCTTTTTATGCTAGGGTAGTATTGAAGAAAAAGGTAGAGAACTGGGCTAGGAGAAAGAAGGCATGATCGAGTACGCAGATGTTTATACCTCACTATTGAGATTCTCTTCTGATTTTTGTGAGAGAATGTTTAATCAATTTGGTACACCATTAACGCCAATCAATTTCAATATTGTAGCTGAGATAGGTAAGCTACCCGCTGGGGACTTATTTGGTTTTATGGATTGGTCACTTGAAAAGGACAATGATATCGCTGGCTTCTCTGTGGATCTACTATTCGGTTTTAGTGTTGTAGAAGATACTAATTTAGAAGTTCTAGAGATGAAATGTATAAATGAGCTGGTTAAGCAAATAAACAAGAAAGGGTGCTCAGGATATATTCCTGTCTATAAGGCCAATCAAGATATAGAGGAGGTATTAGGGAATCTTATATTCAGCAAGACCTTTAAGGTTCAACCTGCAACATCTAACTCCTCTAGAACATTCAAAATGGTTTATGTTACTTTGTATTGCTCCGAAATATTACTTGAATAAGTTGCATTATTCTGCTGCATTCTATATTATTTAGCTATTAAACGAGGGTACCATTATGAGCTTTACAGAACACGGTTTACCACAAGGCAATCAGTTGATTTTAAATGAGGGGACACTACTCCTCGGCCCTATGGGTGATATGCTTGACCTTGAAGAAACTACCCACAGCGTTGGTATGTTGAAGGGTCTTACGATTCAAAACACCCGTAACTTCACAGCACTGCAAGCAGGTGTTCGTCAACGTAAGGTTGCGAACATCTTGACAGAAGACTCGTGGATGATTACGGCTGATTCCTTTGAGTATTCGGCACGTCAACTGTCATACCTAATGGGTGGTGATGGTAGTAAATACAGTACGCAAAAAGTCCTTGCCACCACGACTACCGCTGCGGTGCTAACTGGGGCTAGTACCATGCCTGTTGCCAGTGCTGCTGACCTAGCTGTAGGCACTTTTATCATTGTTGAACAAGCGAATGATAAAAGCGGCATGATTTACCGGATTGAGAGCATCACTGCCAATAGTGTAACCTTGGATCGCCCAACGGTTCTTGCCTACGCTTCTGGTGCAAAGGTGCATGTTGTTGAATCAATCCAAGCGGATGACGTATCATGTAATGGTGCTACATACCTATCTGCCAAGATCATGACTCATGCCGCAGACTGCACCCCGTTCTTGATCCTTGCGGCTAAGGTTCAAATCACGAGTGGTATCAATTTGAAGCTGGGCGCAGATGGTTATGCTTCCACGCCAATTGAAATCACCGTGCTTACTCCAAGCCGTCAAGATGCCTCATACGATATGTATGTTGATTTCTTGAAGGGTAAAGAGGTAGGTATGTTCAGCCCAACATATGAACGAATTACCTAATCTGCAATAATGTGTTAGTATGAAAGCCCCTTTAAAGCATTCCTTTAAAGGGGCTTTTACCTCATTGGAGATTTAAAATGTCTGAAGTGAAAAACCCAGTGCCTTCCCGCAAGGCTTTTACGATTAACAACCAAGAGAAGGATCTACTAATCTCCTTCTCTATGCAACAACGAATGATGATGCTTTGTGGTGGCGCGGATGGCATTGCTGACCTATTTACCAATCAGGTGCGCCAGACAGAACTTATGGCTATGCTGCTTCTTGGTAGGGCCTCTAGCGGTAAAACTTTAGAGGAGCTTGAGGATGCCTTAGACGCATTAGGTTTAAGTGGTGAGGAATCCATCCCTGTTCTTATTTGGGTACAGGAGTACATTGTGGATTTTATGCTCGCCCAAGTAAAGACGATGGGCGAAATTTACACGCTCAAAAAACAAAAACTGGAACAGGAAATTCAAAAGGTATCCACACCTACATCGACTGGTACCAAGGGCTAACCTTTCAGGAGGAACTATACCTTGTTTTCAAGGTAGTTCCTTCTAGGCAAGAAGAGTTTCTTTGGAATAATAGTTACGATGATATTCTTCTGCCTATTCGTGTATTTATTGTAGAGAGGCAGATTCATTATTCTCAAGACTATCAAACCTTGATGCTTATGTTGGAAAGTATGTTTCCCTCGGAATCAAAACCTGAGTATAATAAGCTGGAGCCTGAGAATATCTCTCAAGCCGCCAGCTTCTTTAATAGGTTTTGAGGGTAATGAGATGGCAGATCCAGTAAACAAAGGCCAGAATAACGAGGGTATTCAGGTAGAGATAACTACTGGGTCTGCAACTCAGAATTTAGAAGCTCTAAATCAAGTGCTATCTAAAATGGGAGGTTTACTTAACACAAACCTAACTAAACTTGATGATACCCAAAAGAAGCTATTAACTGTATCTAAAAATGCAAAAAGGCTATCCGACACCGTTGGTCAGCAGTTCCGTATCCAAGATAAAGTAAACGCTGGTAGACGTACAGAGAGCATGGGTGATGCTGGAGTAAGTATAAATTCTACTCTTGCTGAAGCTGCTCAGATTGCTAAAAATGCTCGGGCATTAAAACAAGAAAGGCTCACTAATATAAATGAGCAGCTATCTTCTTTGAAGTCAAAGAGACAGATGGATCGCTACATTCAAAAGCTAATTAAGGGAGGTCAAGAGAAAGAACTTAGAACAGTTATTGATTCTCAGCGAGCATTTGCTAAACATCATGGAGATATGAATTTAGCATCTGGTGCTGATAGAGCTATGGAAGTTCTTAACAGCTCTAGAATAAAACTAATGGGTAAAGCTCGTGAGGCTAATGAGGTTCTTAAAGCTCAAGTAGAAGAAGCCACAAGGAAAGCTAAGAAAGAGGCTGAGAGAGTAAAAAGAAACGCCGAGAGAGAAGAAGCTAATCGCATTAAGCAGGAAGCTCGTCAGGCTGCCTATAATAACACCCCAAGAGGTAGAATTAACGCTATCAATGATAGGGTGATAGGGGGAGTATTAGATACCCCTACTGGTAGTATGTTGTATACTAGCGCAGCAATTAGAAAGCAGATAGCTATTCAAAGCTCTGGTCTACGTCAGCAAGAAATAAATAGGATGAGAGCATTAGGTGAGGATCAACTATTTGGCCCAAATAGGATTAGTAGATTTAACCCTAACTCTGATTATACCAAAAATAGAGGTAGACTATCTGCTGATATAGGTGCGGCTAAAACCCATATCGAAGCATTAGAGCAAATGAAGGTAGGTAGAAGCCGAGAAAAAAATCAAGATATAGACAGAGCTATTCAAGCCGTCAGAGTAGAGTTAAGCCAACTTTCCGCATTAGCTAGTAAGCTAAATGGAGTTTCTGTAGCTGCCTCTAAAACAGCTCAAGAACTTTTAAAATCTACCGCTGCTGGTAAGCTAAGCAGGGTAGATCTAACAGGAGCTAATAATCTTAATACTAATAAGCCAAATCTAAACTCTCTAACTAATGATCAGTTAGGTCAACGCAGATTAGATTTAAGAGCTGGCATAGCTAAGGCTAACTCTGCTGTGAATCTAGCGAGTACGGCAGGGGATAAAGCAGCCGAGGGTTCAGCTAGGAAACTACTCTCCACTCTAACTGCGCAAAGAGAAGAGCTTAATTCTATTGTTAGAGTGAGAGAAAATAATATAAGAGCTATTCAAAGAGAAGCCGAAGAATTATCAAATCTAAAAAAGAAAGATTTAAGATCTACATCTATTAATCAAGATATAGCCAAAGCTAAAACCTTGGCTGATCTTGATAAGCTACGCAGAGATCACTTGAATGAGCAGTTGAAAGCCTCTACTCGTATGTCTCTACTGGCAGGTAGAACCGGAGACAATGCAGCTAAGACCAAAGCCGATAGTTTGATTGCTCAATATCAAGCAGAGAAAAGAGCGATCCAAGAGCGTGAAAGTGCAATAAAGGAACAGGGCAGTGTTACCCGTAGGTTCCAACGCATGACCAGCTCTGAGGGCCAAGGTGGGCTATTTGCCACCCGTGCTTTATTCATGAAAGATATGTTGTTGATGAATGGTCTCTTTCAAACTGTCACAGGGGGCTTTGCATTTTTAAGAGATTTTGAAGCTGCCTTGAAGCAGACCCAAGCGATTGCACAAGGTACAGAGACCCAAATGGAGGGGCTACGTCAGTCGATCCTAAAGGTTTCAGACACTTCCCGCTTTAGCGCCATCGAGCTGACAGAGGCCACTACCACGCTCGCACAGGCAGGTTTTTCGATTAGTGATATTCAGAAAACCCTCGGCTCCGTAACCCAATTAGCGACTGCCACAGGTACGACCTTAGCTGACTCTGTAGAGCTTGCTACTAGCACTTTAGGAGCCTTTAAACTCTCAGCAGATAGTATGCCTGAAGTAGTTAACCAGATCACTCAAGCAATGAACCTATCCAAGCTGGATGTACCTAAGTTTATGCTTGCTACTCAGTACGCTGGTAATGCTGCATCTGACTTAGGTGTAAGTTTCAGAGAGATGTTATCTGCTACAGCCGCAGTAGCTAACGCAGGTATTCGCTCAGGATCAACAATGGGTACTGGCTTACGTCAACTCTTAGCTGATTTAACTAGTCCTAGTGAGGTTTTAAAGAAGAAACTTTTAGACTTGGGTTTAACGCTTGCTGATATTGATGTGCGAGTGAACGGTTTAACTGGGGTAATGAAGAACCTAAAAGAAGCAGGTTTTACTACTGCTGACGCTTTTGGTAGTTTTGACCTTAGAGCCACGGCTTACTATGTTGCACTAAACAGCAACTTGGCCCAGTATGATCTGATGTATGCGGCGATGGATAATACCACTGCTGCTATTCGTGCTCAGGAGATTCAAATGAACTCTCTTGCTGCTCAAACAGATCGTATGACTAACCAGTTTAGAATCGCTGCTGATGTGTTAGGTGGGGACTTGCGTAAGAGTTTAACAGCTACAGCCAAGGGTATAGCAGATGTTACCCAAGGCTTTAATGAGATGGCTGATCATTCTGTAGCAGGTGCTATTCTACAGTGGGTAGCATTAACAGCAGTTCTAGGTTCTGGTATCTTAGTGATACGCAATATGGGGGTTATGGCCGCCGGATTGATTGGTATCTTGACCCAATTAAGAGTAGGCATGGCCGCGACTGCTGCCACAGGTACCTTAATGAGTGGTCTCCTTGGTGCGCCTCTGCTTGCCGTCTTTGCCGCTGCTGGTGCTGCTGCTTTAGCTTACTCTATCGCATCAAGAGCAATGAAAACTGAGCAGGAAAAGCTGAATGAAGAATATGATATTGCAGCTACTAATCTAAAAGTAGTAGAAGAAAGAGTATCTGCCTACGAGAGCGCAATCAGAGAAACCTCCGAGAAGATTAACTCTCTTAGTGCTAGATCTGACAGCTTAAAAGACAACCAATCTGAATTAGCAGTTGAGTTTGATGTTGTTCGTAAGAAGGCAATTGAGTTGGGTATAGACTTAACTACGAAGGTAGAGAGTAGTGTTACAAGTCTTAGAGAAAGCTGGAGTGAGTTAAGAAAAGAACTTAATCAAAGAATTGTCCTTGATTTAGAAGTTAAGAGAGGCGCTCTACAACTTGAGCAAGCCTCTGCTAGAGCTTTGTATAATGCTAAAAGGGACGGGGGCTTTTTCAGTGGAGATTTAGCGTCAGATAAGTCCATATTCAAAAATATAGATGCTAAAGGTAATGTCTCTGATATATCCCCTAGGGTCGAGATCAATGGTCTCTCAGACGCAGGAATGGCTGCTGCAATCAGTAGAAAAAAAGAAAGAGCAAAACTAGGAAGTAAAGCTCTAGCCTATAACGAACTACCCAAAGTCCTAGAAACCCTCTCTGGAGACCCTGCGGCGGCAGCTAACCTAACTGCCCTATTAGGTAAGTTAGGTCAGGAAGCCAGCTCTGATCCTGAGAAATTAAAACAGGAATCTAGAGCTACCTTGTTTTTATTAAATAAGGTAGTTATGTATGTAGCCAAAGCCATAAGTAATGAGCAATCTAAGCAGTCAACCTTTAGAGCTTCAGGTAATAAGGATGCTGCTGATGCTGCTCAACAGAATATTACACTTCTTCAAGAAGCATTTAATAACCCTAACTCCGGCATTATGGGTTGGACTTATGCTTTAAAAGATCTTGCTAACCAATCTAATGTAGGCAAGCTGAATGAGTATAACCTCAATGTGGCTAAAGCCAGAACTCAAAACCTTTCACTAGGTAATGGTACTCAGGAGTTCTTTAATCGTGGAAACATAAATAAGGTTAGCCCTAAAGCATTAAATGGTCTTAATGCTTTTAAAGAGAAGTATGGGGACTTGTTTGCCGAGGCAGCTATTAAATATGGTATTAGTCCAGATATTTTGATGGCTATGGGTTATAGAGAGAGTGGGGGTAATCCAAGAGCTGTATCCTCAGCAGGTGCTAAAGGTATTATGCAGCTTATGCCTAAGACTGGAGCCGAGATGGGTCTGAAGCCAGAGGACTTCTTTGACGCTGCTAAATCTATTGATGCAGGTGCAAAGTATATGTCCATACTTCTGAAGAAGTTCGACATGTCTAATGCAGTTATGCACTATAACGCTGGCCCTGCTACTAAAGATAAGAAGGGTAATCCTAGAAAGTATCGTCAGGAATCCTTGGATTATGTTGGTCTGGTGGCTAATAACGCAGTAGCTCTAGGTTCTAAGCAAACTGGAAGTAAGACCTCTGAGATTCTTAGAAACACTGATGAGAATCCTCAAGTAGTCCAGTTGGCAAAAGAGGAAGCATCCCTATCTAGCACTCTATCTATCTACACAGCTAAGTATAAGGCTCTTGATAAAGACACAAGTGAAGCCCTTAAAGTATCGGCTGAAATAGCTGTGCTTCAAGAGAGATTGAATGAGGTGAGCACTCAGCGTTCTAACCTACTTAACTCTGCTCGCCAGCAGACTAAGGATGATGCCGCAAGAGAGATACTAGATAAAGAGTATGAGTTGTCTATAGCTACTGGAGAATTGAATCAAGCTAAGACTGAGCTATCTAAGTTTAACCCGAAATCTGGTAGCTTGGATGAGTATACTAAGTTAGCTGACTCTGTAAGAGCTAAGGCCGAAGCGGTAGCTAATGCTGAGTACCAGAAACAGTTATTATCTGACGGGGAGACTAATACTACCTCTTCTGATTTAACCATTGATCCTAAGAAAAAGCGTATCGCAGAAGCAAAGCTGGCCGAGGAACTGAAGAGTATTAAAGTAGCTTATGAAGAGGAGCTTGCAGCTACTAAAATTAAAATCTATGAGGCAGAGAAAAAGAGACAAGAGGACTTATTTGCTCTGACTGTGCGTAACTTTAATAAGCAGTTTGCTGTGATGGAGAAGCGTATAAAGGATGAAGAGCAGTTAAATACTGCGATTAAAGATCGTATGATACTTGAGTCAGAAGCTATTAGAAAAGGTCTAGAGGCAGACAAAGCTAGAATGGATCTTGAATCCAACCGTGGTAAGTATACCTCAGTTGAAAGGGAGATGCTGGATAAACAGATTGCTCTAGAGTCTGAGAAACAACGGGATACTTTGTTGCTTACCAATCAGCTAGATATTCAGTCTACTAAATCTACATTAGAGATGAAAACTAATGAGAGTTTAGCTATACAAGATACGGTAAAGGATCTTGTAGCCAAGCAAGAGAAACTTGATGAGTTAATCTCTTCTTCAGGAAAAGGGGATCAAAATAAAGAGGCTTTAGAAGCAGAGAGAGATGCTCGTCAGGCTGAGATAGATCGTTTGAATGCTCAAGTTGAGGATAATGCCTCTGACATAATTCAAGCAAATACTAAGATCATGAGCTTAGAGCAGGATCAAACTAACTTAGTAAAGGGCAACCCTAAAGAGATATCTTTTAGAAAGCAACTTAAATATAAATACGCTGAAAAACTTGAGGATGCAAGTAGTAGAGAGGGTCAATTTAACACCATCTCTAATATGCTTGATGGAGTAAACTCCGGCTTCACCAGCATGATTGATAATCTTGTTCAAGCCTCAGACGGAGTAGATGGATTCTTCAATAACCTGATTGGTAAGACCAAAGAGGGTAGAGAGGCTTGGAGACAGTTTGGGATGAGCATCCTAACTATGGCTATGAAAGTTATGACTGATAGAATGATGCTCAAGCTAATGAACTATCTTATGGGTATTGGCGATCCGGCCGCCAGTGGAGGTAAAGGTTTACCTACTTCCGCAAATGGTGGAGGCACCAACTTCTTACTGTCTGCACTCCAAATAGGTGCTAGTGCCTATTTTGGTGGTGGAGCTGGAGCATCAGCAGCTACCGTAACCGCTCAACCATCTCTAGGGCCACAAGCTCCCTTGATGTCCTTTCCTATGGCCGAGGGTGGAGAGGTAAAAGGAGGTTTACCTAATAGAGATAGTGTACCAATCATGGCTATGGCCGGAGAGTATATAATCCCTAAGCAGAGTTCTGAGTTCTTAGGTAAGAATTTCCTTGACGGTCTTCGAACTAACCCTAGTTCAACCATGAAGAATATGGCCGCTACTGGGGCTGCATTAAGTAATCGGGCACCAGTGGATCAGACAACAAATGTTTATGTTGTTTCTCCAGATAAAGTGCCAAACGGGATGAGTAAAAATGATATTATCGTAACTGTCAGTGATGACTTGGCTCGTAATGGGCCTATCTCCCAACTGATTAAAAAGACTAGGAATTCTGCCTAATGACTCAGTTATCAGCCTTAATACCGACCTCTCTAATCAAGAATGATATGGAGAGGTTTATATGGGACAAACATGGTTACTCTGTGGAGTACCTTGAACACTTCAGACTTATAGAGAACGGTGCTGGTCAAGGGGTAATTCCTAAGCTAGAGTCTTGCCCGTTAAGAAAATTCTCTCTTAAATTCGAAGGTATGTACAATGGTGAAAAAGCAAGGATCGCTGATAAATCCTCCTGCTTTAAGAGTTTGGAGAAGTTCTATCTTAAACATGGTATGTTTAAGATATTCATCTATTACCACCCTATCTATGGGGATGTGCTAGTTAGATTCTCTAAACCTTTATCTATGCCAAAAAATAAAGCTAACTCTATTGGTTTTACTGAATCTTTTGATTTAGAGTTTACAGAGGTACAAAGTAAACCGTTTGTATTCCATAAGTCAGAGAAACTATTAGAAAATGAGCTTATGGATTTTCCTTTCATATATCACTCGGTCGGCATGGATTACCCAGACGATATAAGTAGAGTAATATTATCAGGTAATAACATAGCTGTTTTTCAGGACTTTCAAACTAAGCTCAGGACTTTTAAGCTAGACTTTCCCCTTATGTTATATATGCAACATAAAGGAGAAGTTAGTTTCATCCATAATAGATGCGCTAACCTTCTATCCTTGGAGCTATTCTATGTGCAACATAGATTAGACAGGAAATTTATATACATATTTAATGGTGAAAGGGTATTAGTTAAGTTTAAAAATCCCTTAAAGACCAATCCAGTTACGGGAGACAGCGGTGCTGTTTTGGATATCTCTCTTGAGTTAGTAGAGACTCCTTATGATGAGATGTCATCTATTTTCTCTGGCCCTATTATAGATGTAGGTCTGTCATGAGTATTCAAGAATCCACTCTTCTGAGTCACTCAGATATACTACTGCTATTCACAATAACCACACCTAATAATGTGGTTTTTAGGATGTGTAGTAAATACCCTGTAAACTTTATGGGTATACAGTATGAGTTCCTACCCCACTCCCTGACTGGTTTACAAGAATCTACTGGTGAAGAAAAAAGTAGACCGCAGCTTGAAATAACAAACCCTAGGGGGGTATTGACTAAAATAGCTCTTAGTGGAGATTTAGAGGGGGCTGATGTTTCTTTAATCCGTATCTCAGAGCTTGAGTTTAAAAACAATAATGTGACTGAAACTAGGGTTGATAGGTGGAGAGTGTATCGTATAATCTCCATCTCTACACAGCAGGTTGCTCTAGAGCTTAGGGGCATCTCTGATTTCCCTAAAGGTAAGTTTCCTTATAGGGGTTACTACGCTCCAGATTTTAAAACTGTTACTCTTTAGTGAGGTTGCCATGAATTATCACCAGTACGCTGCTCTTTTAAATAAGCCCTATATTGAGGGCTTCCAAGATTGCTATTCCCTAGTAAGAGATTTCCATGATTTGATATATGGTATAACCTTACCAGATTATGCTAGACCAGCGGGGTACTCTTCTCCAGAGTTCAACCTCCTAACTAGATTATCTTCTGACCCAGAATGGCAGCATAAGGCAGTCATAAGAAGCAAATTATTGGTTGGTGATGTTATATCTTTTAGAGTTGCTGGGGATACTGTAAACCATCTGGGGGTTTATGTTGGTAACAATCTATTCATCCATCATCTTTTCAATAGTAAGAGTAAAGAAGATAATCTAGATCAGAGATGGTTTAGGCGCATAGATAAAATATCTAGACATGTAGATGCCTTACAAGTCTCTAGTGTTCTAGATATGTCTAATCTTATTGCACCATCCTTTTTACTAGGGGCTGAAAATGTTTGATGAGCACTGGAATAAATCAGTTGAGGTTTGTGGTCTAGTGACCTTAGATGATCTAGTGGTCAGTCTACCCAATAGATCTTTAGACCCTACTAACTCTTTTGTGATGTCCTCTGAGGATATTCTAGCTTATGGTGACAATATAAAAGCCCTGTGGCACACACATCCAAGCAATGATCCTAATCTATCCATTGCTGACTATAAGTCCTTCATACAATATCCAAACTATCTTCACATCGTAGTTGTGCAGAATGGTTATGTTGTATACGCTGTGAGTGATTCTATAGTTTTGATTCGGGAGAAGGTGCTTTCATGATAACTCTTAATTTCTCTGAGTGTCTTCAAGAATGGTTCTCCCCTAAGATTAAGGTGGACACTACTAGCGTTATGGAAGCCTTAAAATTAGTCTTCACCCAATACCCAAGGGAGCTACAAGATAAAATTCCTGTGTCTGTTGAGGGGTATACCACTGTTGAATTACTAGAGATGCACACCAATGGGGTGGAGGTTACAATACGCAAAGCAGAGAAGCCAGCCTATAGCGGTAGAGGTGGTCAAGGTGGTAGTAGTTCTAGTGGGTGGATTATGTTAGCCATAGGTGTAGCCTTAGTGGTAGTTGCTGGCCCAGTTGGTTTTGCTGCCCTACAAGGAACAGCAATGGGTTCTTTTATTTTGCAGGTAGGTATAGGACTAGCCATCTCAGGTCTTATGCAGGTGTTAGCCCCTAAGCCCGATGATAGTAACCCTAAAAGTAGATACTTCAGCGGTAGTAATACTACTACTGAGATGGGTACCCCCATTCAAATGGTTTTTGGTACTCATAGGGCTTTTGGTCACTTGATAAGTTTTAACATTGACGCTAGAAACTACTCTGGGGTGGATGATGTAGAAAAGTCCCCCTACTTTACCAAGAAGGCAGATGAGAATATCCCCACCGAGAACCTCAATAAGTTTTATGGGGTGGTAAAAGCTGGTAGCGTTGTTAAGATTGCTCAAGATGACAATAACGTCAATAAATCAGGAGTGCAGTTATGAGTTATTCTGGTAATGGTGGTGGTGGCCCAACGGTAAAGAAAGATACTCTGTTTAGTCAAGACATTGTTGAGCTTGTACTCTCTTTTGGAGAAGGTACCATTTACGGCCTAGAGAAGGGTTTAGAGTCCTTCTATATTGGTACTGAGTCTCTTGTAGAACATAATGAGCTTGAGAAGGAAAGTTACCGATTCCCTGATTTTGCTATGTCTTTTAGACAGGGTTATGAGGATGATACGCCCATAGAATTTATTATGGGCGGTGAGGCTTCTATTATTCCTGCTTCTGCTTCTGACCTACCTGCTGGAGTAGCTAAATCCTTTACTACTCCTTCTAATCGTAGAGGAACGATAAAATTTCTTGATATTCGCATCTTTATTTCTAGCCTATATGCAGGTAATAAAGATGGAGATCAATGGGGATCTACAGTAGCATTAAGGGTACGCTATAGACCAGTAGGGGAAACCGACTGGACAAATGTGAGTTATAGCTTACTTGAGCAACTGCACTCTGGAAGATTAATAGAGTCTGTTAAGCAGAAACTTTTAGCTGCTGAGGGAATAAATTATGATTCTTTAACTCCTGATGAGAAGAGATCAGCAGTTAGAAAGTATACCAGTATTATCATAACCAAGAACATGGATATAGATACCCTCTCCTCTAATAGGACACAGAGAGGATCTGGAGCAGTACGTTCTAGTTTCTGGGCGCAATCAGATGGGTTATTTAGTAATATTGAAAGAGGCATACTATTATCTCAAGGAGTTGACCCTGATAGTCTTTACACAATCACAGGTAAAACTACCACTGGTTACGTTCATGAGTTATCTATCCCTGTTATCTCCCTACCAGATAATGATTGGGAGATTGAAGTAACTAGGATGACCAGAGCTATACCTCCAACAGATAAGAACAGTAGTATAGAGGTAGCCATAGATTCCATAGCTATGATAGGGGATAACTCAGTAGTTTATCCTAGAGTAGCTACGGCACATATTATTGCCCAGCATACTGATAGATTCTCAACTTTACCTGATTTCTCTTGTGACATTATGGGTATTATGTGCGATGTGCCCGTGAATTATAATCCTTTCGAACATACCTACGATGGTGTTTGGTTAGGTGGGTACAAAAAGACATGGACTAATAATCCAGTTTGGATCCTTAGAGAGCTTATTATGAATCTAGATTGGGGAGACAGAAGCAGAGAGCCAAATATAGATATAGATGATGCTAACTTTTATGAGGCTGCTCAATACTGTGATGAGAAACTGCCTGATTTAGACAATCCCTCCATTTTAAATCCAAGACATACGTTTAACACTGTGCTGACAGACTACCAGTCCAGTGATGAATTTAAACGGTTCCTAGCTGGTAGTTTTAGAGCTGTTCTAGTTGAAAGGAATGGTAAATACTCGGTCTTTATAGATAGACCAAAAGAGGTTAAGTTTCTTATTACCCCAGAGATGGTAACTGTAGATGGTATCCAGTATTCTACTACAGACTTATCCAGCAGATACAATCTTATAAAGGTAAGCTATCTGTCTAAAGAGGCCAAGTATGAGCAAGACACTAGGGTCATAACTGATCAATCTAGTATTGATAAGTATGGGGTAATATCTACAGATATTACTGCTGTAGGGGTTACAAATAAAGATGAAGCCCTTCGTCAAGCTGCCCATAGTCTACTCACTAATAAACATGAAGTTATATTATGTAGCTTCAAGATACCAAGGTTGGGTTTATACCTACAGCAATATGATAACTTTTATGTAGCAGATAGAACCGCAGGTTGGGGTGAATCTGCTCGTGTCTACGAGCATAAAAATAGTATTGTCAGGGTAAATACCCCCACCGCTGGTTTTGTAGGGGGTATTTTTACCCTAAAATACTTGGGAATCTCTGGTATAGAAACCTTAACAGTTGAGAAAAAAGATCCTTTCTCTTTCTTAGTTTTATCTGGTGATTCTTCTGGTCTGTTCTTTGAGGTACCTTTTACTTTAGAGTCAGAGGAGATAGGCTACCCCAAAAGGTTCAGATTAATGTCTGTTACAGACGATGGACAGTCTAAGGCACAAATATACACTGTAGAAGCCTCAATGGTGTACCAAGAGAAGTATGAGCAGATTAATAATCTGTATCAGGACTCTTTAGGGTTGCTATTCTCTGCTGACTCTCTAACTATAACTGTAGGGGATAGATTGCAGAGACCTATTAAGGTTTCTGTATCTATTCTCAGCTATGCTACTATAGACACTGCTCCTGTATATAGAATGAATATTGTATCTAATAACCCTAAAGACACTAAGTATAGAGTAGTGTGGTATCTAGAAGATGATACGGATTCTAAGAAGGAAGCTACTGTACAATCAGGTAGTCAGGACGGAGTTGTAGATTTTGGCCCTGCTTACCAGTATAAGTCTGGCTTAGTAAACTTTGAAGTAACCCCCATAGCCCCGTCTGGTGATGAAGGGGAGACTTACTATTTGTTAAATCAAGATCCACCTCTGTCTGATGATTACTCAGGTATGCCTAAAATGGTAGGCATACTAGTGACTAGAGAGAGTGATTTTAACCCTAGAGTTACCACGTTCTTTGCTTCAGACAACCATACAGGTGATTACATTCTAACTCACCCAGATGGTATCTCCTATATGTCCACCCCTAATGTAGTGGATAAATCTAGACCATTTGAAACTAGTATGATTAGTCTTACAGGGGCATATGAGGTATACGATGGTTTGGGTTTATATACTGCCCAGTTGGAGTTCAAAAGACAGGATAGTAGTTACTCCGACTTTTCTCCTAAACTAACCTTCCTAGAGAGAGAGCCTACTTTTAACTTAATATCAGCGGTTGTCTCTGGCGCAGATATTACAGTTAGCTGGGATGCTTTGGATTTCCCTCAAGATCTAGAGAACATATCTATATTTCTAGGAGGAACATTGGGAGGATCTAGACCAGACATGTTAGTTGAAGTTTCTCCAACCGCAACACAGGCTGTTTTTGTAGGGGCTTATGCAGGTAGCGGGACTTATTCTTTTAGAGTATCTCTTAATTATAATGTTTCTGCTTATATAGCTATCCCAGATATAGCTCCCGAATTCAGTAGAAGAACTGAATTCGGGATTCAGTCTTTTACGCTGTAATATCCGCTACAGGCTTTACGATATGAGCTACCCCGTCCAGAAACCAATCTGTGTCGGGGTATTCCCAATTCCCTTCTAGTTGACCCCCACCATAACCAGTAGCGCGAGTCTCAAAGAAGTTAGCCAGCTCATTGTTGGAGAATACCCAATCCATCCATTCTAAGGGATTTTCTGACACCCCATAGATTGGCTCTAAGCCCAACTGCCCAGCGCGGAAATCTGCAAGGAAGTAAATGAACTGTTCTAATTGCTCAAAAGTAAGATCCGGTAGAGTACCTTTGGATAGAGCTTCTTTGATGAAGGCAATCTCCATGGTAACAACATCTTTGATCATCTGACGCAGAGATTCAAAGAACTCAGGGTCATTCGCTAACTCTGGGTTTTCTTTTAGCTCTGTGTAGAAGGTGCAGAGGTTGGCTTCTACATGTAGGGACTCATCTCTTGCTGACCAAGTAACAATCTGACCAAGGTTACGCATGTGTCCGAAGCGTTGAGCATTCATGAGAATGGTGAATAAACCATATAGGGATAGACCTTCACCCAACACACCATTACGTGCTAAGAAGAATGCTCTGCTTCGAGCATCATCATTCATCGTATACTTGGTGAAAAACTCATGCTTGGCTGCCGTAGTTTCGATCTCCACAAACTTTTTGTAGTCACTCTCTGGCAGACCTAACTGGTCTGGAACCATAGAGTACGCATCGACATGCAAGCCCTCAATACGAGCAATCAAACCATACATCATTCTCAACTCTGGTGCTTTATACCAGCGTAGGATGTAGTCGTAGTAGCCAGATGCTACGTTTACATCCTGTTGAGTGAACCAGCTCAGGATGTGGCTATAGATAGCCACTGTTCCTGCATCTAGTTTGTTATGCCAGTCATTCAAGTCCTCTGCAACCGGAGCTTCATCTTTCGTCCAGTGCATTGCCTCTTGAGCCTCGTAAAAGGTGTAGGCCCAAGGGTATTGGAAAGGCTTAAAGTAGCCACGAGGATCAGTCAGGGTTAAGGCTTGTTCAGTCATGGTGTTATCCTCCGCAGTTCGCGCATTCTTCATAGTTGATAGGAGCAGTCATTGGCTTACTATCTGTCATTACCCCACCAATGATCTTACTCATAATGGTAGACATACCACCCCGCATGGCTTTCGACTTGAGATAGTAACGAGTCTTTAACCCATACTTCCACATCATCAAGTGTACGATGTTAATGTCCTTCTTACTAGCAGTAGGCAAGAAGAACACATTGACAGATTGAGCCTGACATGTGTGAGGTTGACGTGCTACTGCATGATAGACAACCCAACGCTGATCAATCTCAAAAGCCGTCCTTGTCATCCGCTTGGTATGATCATCAAAGAAGTCTAGATGCTGAGTGGAACCATCGTTATCGCTAATACTCTTCCAAACATCCTTGTTATTTTTACCCATTGCCTCAAGCTTTCTTTCCACATACGGGGAGCGAACTTGGAAGGAACCACTCAAGGTCTTATGGGTAAAGACGTTTTGATATGCTTTCTCACCACTAGGTACCACGTTGTTACAGATAATAGCGTTAGTAGCAGTTGGAGCCAAGGCGGTCACATGACTATTACGGCGACCTGTACCCTTCATATCTGGCGCTTCACCACGCTCGGTACCTAACTGGATACTCGCAGCAACAGCTTGCTCTTGGATTTGCTTGCTAACTTTACCTACCAGATCTACTGCCTCATTAGAGTCATAATAAATCTCGTTATCTTGGAAGTAGGTATCCCAACCCATTTGGCCTAAACCTAAAGACCTTTCTCTTTTTGCAGAGTGGACAGCTTTGCGCATCGGGTGAATAAACTTATGGATAATACCCTCCACCATCTTCTGAACCATCTGCTCAGTGAAAGAAGGCTCATCCTGCATTGACTCACGAATTACCTCAGCCAAGCGTTCAGCATCTATCTGACTACGGGCGTTAGCGGTAGCATTCTGGACAAAATACTCAATAACATTGTCAAGGAAGCGTATGCAGTCAGCTATGAAAGTGGGGTGATCTTTCCACTCATTATACTTACTAATGTTGGTCGAGGATAAGCAACACACAGCAGTGCGATCTTTAGCTGTGGCTTGGGTAATCTCGTGGCAGTTCAGAGCGTTGATTCCATTGAAGAAACCCCTGTGTTTTAACGGTTCGTTAAAGCAGTAGGTATCGTCAATTCGACCATCATTCTCTACACCAACAACAGTGACAAACCGAGAGCAGATACGCTGTGGTTTGTTACCTCTAAAGACCAGACGCTTGCAATTTAAACCTAACTGCAACAGATGATAAGTATCGTTGCTATTGATCAGCAGGCGATAAGCCTTCTGGCAGAGGTAATCTTTACTTCCACCCTTACCATCAGGAAGTGGGCGATAACCTTCTTCAGCAACAACAGAGATCTTGGCAGCAACTCCCAAGGTTTGTAGCATCAGAAGCAGTTGCTGAATAAACTCATGCTCAACTGAGGTGATCTGGATTGAATCATTGCTACCGTTTCTTGCCACGCAACCATCACCATCGAGTAGTCCTGCTAACCAGTTTAGACGTGACTGGACTGAATACTCAGCGGTAGGTAGATAGAACTTAGGTTTCAAACCCTTACAGAAAACAGAGCTGCGATTATCCTGTTGATTCCAGCTTGTTACCCCTTCAAGATAAGGACGTAACTTTTGCTTCTCGCCGTAGATTTGAAGTAGCTGTTTACCTGCATACTCGCAACCCTCAGCAGAGAAGAAACCATTAGTATAAGCCTTATCTAGATCCTTTTCCCCTTGAATAACTGGAAGCTCTAAACGGGGTAGACAGTCCCCCTCTACAAGCTCACTAGCCATTTTTACCACTAGAGACTTAGAACCATAACCAGATCTTAATACCTCGAAACGGTGATACTCTGTACAGTATAGACTCATACCATTACTGAAAGTAACCTTAATTAAAGGTTGATCTTCCCCTGTTTGAGCAACAGCAGAAAGACTCCACTCTTCCCCATTCCATATATTTACCATCTTACCAGCTAAGGTTTGGATCTCCTTATAACCCTCATCAGTCAGAATCACTGTTTCAGGGGCCACGCAGAGGTTGGAGCCGTGTACTTTCAACCCTAAGTCTTTCTGACTTTGTGGTAGGTGGTAGTTACTCTGGTCAACCCAATGAATCATTGGTTCGCCAGTTTTCTCTGCTGCGGTAGAGAGTAAAAGCTCCCAGATCTCTCTTGCTCTAACTGTCTTAACTACCTCTTTGGTGTGTGGGGAGATAAGATCCCAATTTCTATCTTCAATAACTGCATACATGAAGTCATTGGTGATATTAACAGAGTTATGGGTATTACGAGAGCGACGATTATTGTCTCCTGTAGGATTACGGATCTGGATAAACTCCATAATCTCTGGGTGTGAGATATCCATATTGTTCTGGATAGCACCACGCCGATTACTACCCTGATTGGTAGCTAAAACTAACCTATCTGTAACTCCAATAAACGGGATAGCCCCACCAGTTTTTTGGCCTGTACTTGTAGGAGAGTTTAACTCTCTCAATTGGCCCCAATACTGACCAATACCCCCACCATTACTGTTTAGGAAAACTGACTCCATATATGAGTCAGCAATACCAAAGCGAGAGTCTGGCACGAAAGTCAGAAAGCAAGAGATCGGCAATGGGCCTAAGACATTAACAAAGCAATCAGCTTTGAAATTATGCTTGAATTTAGGTGTAAATTTGATTCGTTCAGGAGCATTACTTAAAACCGGAGAGGCTGGCCCTACCCATTGCTTTAAGAAATACTCATACATTCGTTTAGCCATCTCTGGATTATCTGAGAAGGCTGTGGCGCATCGCCAGTACGCGTCTTTAGGACTTTTTTCATGCTTGAGAAGGTATCGCTCCTGTAGAGTTGCTAAACTAAAATCCTTTAAATCCAATGGAGTATGGGATAGGTCTGATGGGAATGGGACTGTCATGTTTTAGATCCTCACGTTGGATTATGTACTCTATATTAAACAAAGTTTCTCTTCAAGAGGTATTAAGGTATAATCCAAAAAGTAAAAAAACCCTTCTGGAGCATCCTGTGAGTAGATACAGTTTATTATTATTGAAAGTGTTATTGATTATTTCCTATCCAGTGTATGCTTCTGAAACATCCCCTTTAAGGGTAATGGTAAAGCATTATGACCTTGAGTTTATAGTGGGTGGGTGTTTAATGGCCCTATTAGTTGGTTCTATGGCGGGGATGCTCTATCCAATGCCTGAAACCTCCAGAATATCTGACCCAAGGTTGAAGCTTCTGCTGTCTGCCCTTGGTGGTTTATGTGCCTTTGTGTATACTATTGGTCTACCTCAGAGTGGATCTGGGCTGAGTAGTATATTATGGGTAGGGTTGGTGGCTTTTATATCTCCGTCAACTGCGGAGAATATAACAGCCTTAATAGTAGCAACTATTCGCAAATTCTTCAGAGTATAAACCTATGAACATTCCATCCTGCTTACTATGGGCCTTACTAGCTGCAACTCTAGGGTTACTGGTTATCCTACCGGATAGGGTGTTCTATACTCGTAGCCGTAGAAGAAATGCTATAATGACCTTATTAATACTATCATGCTTAGTTGGAGCTTATTTAGGAAGTGCAATTGGGATTGTTTGTTTAAGTGTAGTATTTCTTATAAACTATAGTTGGCCTAATCTAAAAGACTTTTTGCATTGTCGTTAATACTTTGTTAGTATGTCCATATGCGAGGGTAGGATTATGAGCAACTGTTGCCAAGATGCAATCATCATTGATTTAAAGTGGGGGCAGAAGGTTAAGTACCCTGTCAGATATGTAGATTTCAATCTGTCTACTGAAGGAGTATCTCTAAACTCTGTACTAAGAGATGCAGATAATTCGTCCATACAGATCTTGGATGTGGAGGTATTAGACCAAGTGGTTAATCTAGGAGTAGCCACCATAAGTCTAGATACTTCCCTACTCTCTAAGGATTTGATAGGTACTATGTTGTCTTTTGATGTTGTACTCTCTCTTTTACCTCCCTCGTTTGAAGAGACTGTTATACCATCAGATACTATATATGTTAACCTTCAACCTTCGCCAACACTGGAGAATATATAATGTCTACCTTTATGGGTATTCCTAATAGGATGCAGATAGACACAAGATCTATCATAGTGGCTATGGCCTCAGCGGTAGATGGGGTATTCTACACACAACTTAGTAAAAGAATAGATGATATTTCTACTGCTATATACGCAGCCAGTAACGGGTATAATGGTTATCAAACTAAAGCTTTAATGTTAGCTAACCCGCCTACTAGCCCAAATATGTTGGCTTATGTTACTAATGATACCACTGCGGCTAATAATGGTTTGTACGGAGTATTGAATGGAGCTTGGGAAAAGTCTCTGTATGATCCACTTACTCAAGCCATCATAATTATATCCGCAGAGGTTGCAAGTAGAAAGGCTCTTATATCTGATACTGGATCTGACTTTAACTTTTCTGGTTCTGATAACTTCAGCATCGGTAAGTTGAAAGAAGGATTCTTTAGTGTTTTAAATCTGATAAAGATACTCCAAGATAATGGGAATACATTTAAGTTTATCAACGCAGATAACTTCCTTGCTGGTGAGTTTGGGCCGGACTTCTCAAGATTCTTTGGTAAGTTAATCACGGACTCACTACAATTAAATGGCTTGGGTAGTGGTTTTGACTTTATCGGTAGTGATGGGTTTAAATTCGCACAGATTAATCCCAGTTTCGCACAGTTAGCAGGGTTAAAGATTATGGCAGATAGTAGTTCTAAAGTTCGCTTCGTTGGGGATGACAACTTCGTTATAGTTGAGTTTCCATCTCAAAGTGCCACTGTTACTCCAACCAGTGTAGTTAGTGTTGCTGCTCCGCTATTCTGCGGCCCACTAGTTACGTTTACTAATCAGCCTACGTTTATTGATGTTGCGTCGCTTGTGGCACAGCGCAGTTTAGTAAATAGCACGCGTAATCTGTTAGCTACGATTAGTGACCAGAATGGTAAAGGTTTCTCCCAATCTAGAGACTCTATTCGCTTTGATGCTGGAGAGTATGTTAGTAGTGGCTATTTAACCCTGTGTGATACAGCAAACAATCCAAACACTATTGCACGTATTCCGTTAACATTTAAAACAGCCCCAATCGGCTTAACAGGTCAGAGCAATAAAAACATTTTGGTGGTTGGTGATAGTATTACCAACCGTGGTCTGTGCTCACTCATTAAGTCCTATTTAACAAGCTACGGATATAACGTCACGTTTGTCGGTACGTTAAAGGGGTCATTGGATGGGGAAACCTCCACACAAACTGGTGGTGAATACGGTGAGGGTAGAGAGGGTCACGAAACGGGTGATTATACATACCGCTATACAGATAGGGTGCAGATTGTAAGCGTCGGTGGTGAGCAAACCTACCTTAATCTTGGTTTGTCAGATAAAAATGCAGCACGTGAATATAATCCGTTTTTGCGTGCTGCAACAGGTGGTGATAGTGCAGGTGTGATCAAGAATGGTTATGTATTTGATGCTGCATTTTATCAGTCCCGTTTTGCTTCAACAACAAAACCAGTGCCTACTCCAGATGTCGTTATTACCTTATTGGGTACTAATAATAGTCGGGATAGGGATGGAGCTACGCTACCCACCGAATATGCAGAAGATCTAACACTGATGTTAAACAGCTTTAAAGCAGCATGGCCTTCTGCCAAAATGATTGTGGGTATGCAAACTACCTCTTCTACATCGGATAGAGATGTTATTTTCGAAGCTGAATACGCACCAATGATTCGGGCATTGATCAATCTGAAAAACAGTGTTAGTGGGTTAATCGTTGCACCTATTTGGGCGCTTGCACCATCTGAAATCGGATACAGTATCACCACTGGGTCAGCAACAACTGATAGTGTTACAGGTGCATTAATCGGCGGTCTTGCCGATGATATTCACCCGCAGTATTCAGGTCGCTATCAACTCGCACACACACTTGCTGCCTATTCCGCAGCGGCTATTCAATCGTTGATCTAAGGAGATCAAAAATGGTTAGTATTTATTCTGCTGCTAAAGGTGAAACCACTACAGGTACAGGTACTTACGTAGCTCCAGTTACCAGAGCTTTAAAAGGAATCCACTTCCTAGTGGATAGTGCTGCTAAATTAGCACACAACTTTGTTGAAGATGGGATCAATGGTTCCGTGACGGGGGCACCCACGATTACAAGTCAGTATGCCCAGATGACGGATAACACCAACTATGTTGATACGGGTGTACCTGAATCTGCCTTGATGACTTTCTTTCTGATTGCCAAGTCTGATCAAGATTTTAGCTCAATTGACGGGGCTATGCTATTCAGCACTAACGGTAATACCGTTCAAAGTGGTGGTACCTCAACATTTGGCACCTCTCTTTACATGACTGCTAGTGGTATCACCTTTGGATCAAGTCGTAACAACGCTGGTACTGCTACTAGTGCCTCAGCAGCGATTTCGGGTAATGCTAACGCTACTTGGGCGCTATATCAGTTAGAGGTTACAGCTACGGGTAACACCATCACTAACCTAACTACTGGAGCTACTGCCACAAATAGCACTGGTAGTACCAAGATCCTCACAAATGGTAACTTTAGACTTGGTGCAAACTTCACAGCCAGTTACGTTGGTACCTCTAAGTTGATGGCTTGGGTTGCCCATCATGATGTGCTCACAGCAGATGAGAAAGCATCATGGGCTGCAAGATTACGAACCTACGCATCTAGTAAAGGTGTGACTGTTTAAGGATGTAGTAAAGCCTCTTAGGAGGCTTTATAACCCTAGCTAGGAGTGCGGTTATGGATATGAAAGTTATTTTTGATCGGTTAAGGGGTTTGTGTGGCCCATTAACCAATGATCAAGTCAATGCGGGTAATATATTAGCCTCAGCTAGTAGTGCCAATATTCTAGCCGCCTTCCTTGGTATTGAGGAGAAGACACCTATGAATCTAAGCGAAGCTGGATACACTCTGATCAAACAGAGTGAGGGGTTACGTTTAAAAGCCTACAAGGATTCTAAGGGAGTACCAACCATTGGTTGGGGACATACTAAGGGGGTCAGTATTGGTCAAGAGATTAACTATGCTAAGGCTGCTATGTTTCTTGAGGAGGATGTAAAAGATTCAGTTGATGCTGTAAATCAGCTTGTTAAAGTGAATTTAAATCAAAACCAGTTTGATGCTTTAGTATCTTTTACTTTTAATTTAGGTACTGGTGCATTGGCAAAATCAACACTTTTAACTCTGCTAAATTCTGGCGATTATATTGGTGCAGCTAATCAACTACCACGCTGGAATAAAACTAAGGTTGGAGGTATGTACGTAGTAGAGGGCGGACTATCAACCAGAAGGGAAAATGAAAAGAGGCTATTTTTAGCATGAAGACCATACTGTTTACTTTCTATTTGATATTGGTTACTGGATGCACTATGCAGCAACCAGTAACTATTCATGTTCCTATCACCATATGCGGGGCTTATGTCCATGAGTAAAATTTATCCCCTCAAAAGGAGCAGAAAAGGCTCTGTGGCTATGCGTTATTTAGATAAGACTGGAGAACCTATAAACATAAACCAGCTTGGTATAGAGATCTTTAGCCAAATTAGGGACTCCTCTGGTAGGTTGGTATCCTCACTACCAGTTACTATAAGTCAAGACCCGCAATTAGTTGGTATGTTTTACCTGTACATTGACCCAACAAGCTGGCCTCTTGGATTACTTAAATGGGATGTTATGTATAAGTATCCCTCTAATGATACCGATGTTACAGAGACTCAGCAATTTCTTGTCAGCGAAGGGGTAACTATAGTATGAACACTACTCAGATCTTTTTTGATCCTGTAAGTATTATTACTGAGTTACGTGGGGAGGGGAATACTACTCAGCTTCAATTTGCTGAACAGCATAATATTGACCCTTTAGAGATAACAGGTACCCAGAGTCAGATGTTATCTGAAGGGTTTCTGACCGAGAATCACACTCATAGTCAGTATTTGAATGTTGAGCAGGTTGAGAGTAATATCTTCACACCAGAACAAATTGATACCTTAGTTGGGTACCTAGGAGTACCTAAATCTTACTATGATCTAACTGATAAACCAGATCTGTCTTTAAAAGCCAATCTTACAGACCTACTACCTATTGCTGAAGCGGTAGAAACCAATAGGTTAGCTTTATTAAATAAAGCAGAAATACAAACTGTTGCTACTCTGATCACATTAGTGGGTACTAAAGCCGATCAATCCTATGTGAATGATCAAATCGCCACCCTTGTGGGGACAGATGGGCAAGTTCTATCTACTATACAATCCATTGCTAATGAGCTGGCAAATGCTGAAGGATTGTTAGAGGCTCTTGATCAAACAGTTGCTAACCGTGTACGTTTTGATGTAGCTACTCAAGCTCTGACTACACTGCAAAAATACAATGCTAGAACCAATATTGGTGCTGAAGAAATAGGTGAGGCTGCAAGACTGATTGCACTAATTACGATTCAATCATTGGGTGGTGCAACAGCAGCTCAGGGAGTTAAGGCAGATACTGCTGTACAACCTAATAGTTTGGCTACTGTGGCTACTAGTGGTAGTTATGCTGATTTAACTGGTAAACCTACTATACCTAGTAAGACTAGTGATCTAAGTAATGATTCTGGTTTTATAAGTTCATTAGCTTCTGCTCTTATTCAGATAGCAGGTCTTAGTCCCGCAGATAATGATATATTACAACGCAAAAGTGGTTCATGGGTTAACCGCACTATTACACAGTTGAAGGTTGACCTTGGATTATCTACAGTAGCTACTAGTGGTAGTTATGTTGATTTAACTGGTAAACCAACTATACCTAGTAAGACTAGTGATCTAAGTAATGATTCTGGTTTTATAAGTTCATTAGCTTCTGCTCTTATTCAGATAGCAGGTCTTAGTCCCGCAGATAATGATATATTACAACGCAAAAGTGGTT